CCTTTACACCAAACACATGTTCGTGCTATAATACTCAAGAGGTGAAATAAAATGTACAATACAACAAACATTCCAAAAGCAACCAAGAGGGTTAACATTTCAGGAGACACACCTCCAGACATCTGGATGTCGATGTTAGATTCTTATGGTAAGCTTCAAAAATTCCACGTCAGAGAACTACTCCTACAGGGTACTAGAAAAGAAACCAACTCAGCAAGACAAGAACGTGAAGTAGAATATTACAAAAGCAGAATAGAAGTGTTAGAACGATTTAACATCTCTACAAAGACAAAGATACTAAAATACATTCCATCATCTGGCACATGGTATATTTGCGGAGAATATGCAGACTTATTACGATCACAGAGTTATTTAAATAGGTAAGGAGATGCATAATGAGAATATACGAATACAACGAAAGCACTCAGACGCTCAATACAGAGTGCGGATTATTCCACATAGGAGACACAGTACAACTTACAGAAATCGACTCTCAGACGCCTATAAAAACAGCCATATATGGGGCTAGAATTGATTCTACAGAATACGTCCTTTCATTCTTCGATGATAAATGTGGGATGCCTTTGTACTTGTCTGAGCATGAAATAGATGATATGTGTAGAGTAGAAAAATCGTAAAAAATAGGGTACACCAGAAATTAATCTGATGTACCCTTAATTTTTTATTCTTATTGTAATAAATTCCCTTGCAACAAATGATGAACACATTCTGGAATCTCTTTGTTTTCATTCTTTACCAGAAGAGTTGTATACTTTCCAAGACTTGCGTCTTTTTGAAAAATGAAGTCAACTTCTCCATAATCATCACCATTTTTCGTTGAATTTCTTCCTGCTCGTAACGACATTGGCAAGAAGTATTCATTAATTTTTTCTCCATTAGAATCTCTGTTCTCTGTTAAGCACAAAGTAAACTCTAAGTTCGATATGCCAACTTTATAAACAACACTGGCTGTTTCCATATTCCTAAGAATACGAACCTTCGTGTTTGTTAATTCATATAATCTTTTGAGACATGATAGTTTCTTTTTAGAGACTTCAAAAGGATGTCTTGGAGAGAAATAAAACTGTTGTGTAGTTAATGTTTTTTCTCTGGCATTTTTATAAAATTTTTTTGCAAACAATCTAGTTTCTACGCCAGCAAGATGCAAAAATCTATTGACTGGGAACATCACTTCAAAATATTCATTTCCATATACATATAAAAATGCTTGGCCAGCTAGGTATTGTTCATACATGGACGCTGCCTCTATAATATCTTGTCGTATTTTATTTTTCTTTTGTGTTTTTGATGCCATATTTACCTCATACGTAAAAAAGAGTGGGACAGAAGCCACACTCTTCGATAATTCTTTATTAGAGTTTTCTGCTGGTTGTCAGCCGTGATATCCAGTTAAAATATCTTTTCGTTGCAGAAATCCTTAAGTCCCCTGCATGGACTACGACTTTACTCCTAGTCGCAAGACGTGATATCCAGTTAAAATATCTTTTCGTTGTGGAAAATTACCCTGCTCCACTTGCAGCCCAACTTTTAACGATGCTCTTTCATCGAGAATATTACTATTCCTACTTTCATTATACACAAATTCAAAACAAATACAACACTTTTCGATAAAAAAATAGAGGCAGAGCCTAGTTTATTCTGCTCATATTTACCATCTCCGCAGCAGAGAGTAACAATTCTTTGTCACTAACAAAGAAAACTAATAAAGAAAATACCGACTGATCGTCAAATCAATCATAACTGTTTCTTATATCTTTTCATATCCCTTAACATTTCTTTGTGTAAGACAGTTTAATCCAACCATCTTTAGTTTTACCCCAACCATTCTTAACAGCTTTGATTGTAACTGTTGTGCCTTTCTTGTAAGCATCTCTAGCAATGGCAGCAGTTGTAGATGGAGATTTACGCACCTTCAGAGCAGAAGCAGTTACTTTCACTTTGTAAGATTTTAACTTAGAAGATGCTTTTGGTTTTACTACTGTAGAACCAGAAATGTCTGCTTTGAATTTAGCAAACCCTTTGCTATTTGGAGAAGCCCAAGGTTCGGGACAGCACTTTCCGCAAGTCCGGAAATGTGTGGTAATATGAGAAACAGGAACTCCATATTTCTTCATATAGTATTTCGTCAATTCAACAGTCTGTTTATACACATCATCAGGCACTTTGCCAACAGAATTACACATCTCGATATTCAAACTGTTTGCATTTGTGCATTTACCCCAATCAACAGCATATTTTCTTTCATATAATTTACCAACGCTCCATGCCACATTAGATAATGGAACAGATTTATATACATATTTACCGCCATCAACAAATACATGTGCGCTTGCATTTCTATTTGGAGACTGGAAGTATTTACAATTTGCCTCACTAGTATCTCCTTTGTTTCCTGTGTAATGAATTACAATCCATTTAATATTTTTTAAGCTTCTCTTGGCACCATAGTTGTTAGAGTTGCATTTTAAAGTTTTAAATTTTAATGCCATAAATATCAAACTTCCTTTCTTTTATCTAAAAAGAGCAGTCACCATAACAGCAACTGCTCAATAACTAATTATTCAGTTACTAATTACTCACTTAGCAAATTACCCAACAATATCGTCAGATTCTTTACCTTCAGTAGCATCATCTAATTCTTTTTCAAATAAATCCTTATCAACTTTTACGATCACGTCTTTTTGACCAATCTTATTCTTGATTTCTTCAGCCTCTTCAAGGGTTAATCTACCGTCTCTCAGAGCGTAAGCAATTTCATCTGCAAACTGAGCTGTCCATGTAAAACTATGATTTTTCCAATCTCCATACAGAGATGTTCCAACTACAAAAGCAATACCAACTACTTGGTTAATCACATCTTCATGCACATCAATCACTGGTTTGCCTGCCGCAGTTAATCCCATATTGATCCACGCTAACACCTGTAAAATCAGGCTCACAACAGTATGTGGTTTAACTTCACTCCAATTAATACTTGCTAAAAATTCTTTAAATTTGTTCATAATGCAATCCTCCTTTGCAATAAAAAAAGACCTACAAGAATGACTCTTCATCCTTAATAGGCAATGCTTTAATTTCTTTGTACATTTTTTCTCCAACGCCATTTTGATGTAATTGGTCATGGTATACCTTATAAATAGCATTGATGTTTTCAAGCCCCGTAGGGGAAATACAACCTTTTTGCTTGTAATACCTGTGGGCTTGTTTGATTCTGTCTCTTAACATTGCAGCAACGCCTTCAGATAAAGTAACGTCTATTACGCACGCATCATCTAATTTTTTAGCCAGTTCAGCTGTATGTGCGAATAGTCGTTCCATGCCTGCCTTTTGGTCTGTTAATAATGTGGCTTGCTCTCTCATCATGTCTTTGATAACTTGAATATCTTTATTCTGATTGCTCAAAATCTGTGTTAGTTTATCCAAAGTTTTTGTATGCTTATCGATCATCAAGCGTTGTTGTTCAATCACTTCTTTTTGATGTTTCTTTTCTAATGAGGCATGTGTCTCAAAACCAAACTTGTCGTTTAATTTGGAAGTGACATCAAAAATTTTATCTGCAAACAAAAGAACCGCAAAGATAAAAACTACCAATGCACTCCCATGTTGAGATAAAAATTTTACAATTGTTTCTAATTCACTCATGTCTTTTACCTTCCTACTTAATACATAAAATCACTCCTCTTTCTCAACTAAAATCACCATATGTATTCTGGTTTTTCTTCTCCAAATAATAAATATCTAAGCCAATCATCCACGACAATGCACACTGCACTCAATAGAATCCATAAGATTGTGTAAGGTAAGCAAATCTGCCCACACAGATTAAACAGCATGTGAGAATAATCCCAAATGCCTAAGCCTAACCATAAATTTAAAATACAACCTGCTATGAATTCCATTACAGTAACAATCAATCCTCCGAGAATCATTTGTTCACGAAAGGGCATAAGATGGTAGAAGAAGTGACTGTTATTTATCAGCCCAATAAGAATGAAGCAAGTACCGCCTAACATTCCCATTGTCCAATGTGTGTATCCTCGCCAGATGATTTCAATTCCACAATAAGCAAACGCTCCAATGAGGAATAAGATAAGATATTTACATGATTTCTTTACATGCAACATTTATTCACCTTCTTTTTGATCCTCGTTTTTGTTCTCATTTTCATCTTTACAAATAAGCTGAAGAATCATAGGATCTCCAATCATTGCACCAGAGTAGTTTTCCATAACATCACACAATTCATCGAATGTCATTCTCAATTTATGGAACTCAATTTCTGAAGTTTCCATACTCAAGGGATTAAACTCTGCTAAGAATTTCTGTCCGTTCTCTGTACCGTTGATCTGGGCATCAGTTGTGATGTCATATTTCTGTAAGAGTTTCTGTTTCTCTTCAAAATATTCTTTCAGCTCTGTCTGACACTTTCTAATTGTCTTAGCAAGTCCAAATGTTAGAGTACAAGGAGCTGGCTCAGCACTCTTTGTAAGTGATGCATAAATTGTATTTAACTGTCCTAAGATCATATCTGCCTGCATATTTGTCATTTCCATATTAAAATTCTCCTTTTCTCTTTTAAACTAATTATTCTTCAGTTGTAACCGAATCTTTTCCTGTCTCATCCGTCTTGCCTTTTCCATCTGAAGGAGTAGTAGGTTCTGTTGACTGTACAGGAATTACTTCATATTTAATTTCAATCTTGTCCAATTCCTCTCTGCTAGTAGAACTGAAAATTTGCGCTTTGGTTACATTCATCTGTTGGAAATAAGGATAGATAAATGCTTTGATCATTGCTGTTAACTGCACAAATTCCTCAGCAGTGAATGTTTCACACGCACTCTTCTTACTATGCCACTCAAGAGTTACTTGCTGACCAGCAGTAGTAAGAGCTTGATACTGCATAAAGTTCAGAGCCATTTCATTCTGATCTTCTTCAGATACTCCATAAGGCTTACCATTGAATTCTACACTCTGACTTGCTAAGAACTCAGCGAGAGCAGCTTTGTTTTTCTCCTGTAAATAGTTCTTGTACTCGTCAAGAGTCAAGGTATTAATATCAACAACCTGATTGACTTTTTCATCAAGTCGCTGTACCTGTTCTACAATATTTGCTCTTGTAAGAGATACGATCAGCGCATCTTCCCATTCTCCATTTGTGTTGTTATATAATCCTTGCTGTAAAGAGATTTCTTTATAATTGTTAAAACATGTATAGGTTGCAATCTGCACATCATCTCTGTAGATGTCTAATGTTTTAAAATTTGTAAATGCTGATTTAACCGTTTTTAGATCATCTGTGCAAACGACAAGTTTACATTCCATGTCAAAAGTCATGCTATTAAACTGCATAAGATTAAATACTTTGTCGTCAGAGCTATCTAATTTAACTGTGTATACCATATGTATTTCACCTTTCTTTCTGTTTTTGAGCATACAAAAAGAGCAGTCCGAAAACTGCTCTATGTACGATCAAATTTATGTTTTATTTAGTTGTTTATCCGTTCTTAAAGTCCAAGTTTTGCTTCAATTACTTGTAATCGAGCTTCTAGGTCGGCTTTCTCTTGTTTGACTTTGGTAAGTTCTCTTCGTGTCTTTTGAATCATATGGGTATTTAATGCAATAAATTCTGTATAAGAAACACCATATTCCGTTTCAATATCGACTTCGACATCTTTGCCAAAACGCTTTTCAATATCTTCCTGTACGAGCGGTCTATGTGTTACTACAGCGAATTTATCAGCATCATAACCCTCGGATTCTAAGATGTCTTCTGTTTTATGGGCACCAAATCCAAAATGAGTTTTCTTACCATCGTAATCTCCAATATAATTGAACCCTATAGGATTTAGATTCATATAGAAGTCTTCATATTGATCAAGAGTTGTAAAGTTTTCTTTAAGATTTTCGTCCGAAGTAGATATGCTGTGAGATGCCCAGATTGAAGTTCCATAAAGTCGCAATTGTTGACTATCATCACCGACACATACACCTCCCCACGATGTTCCACGTGCAATTTGGTACCCATGCGCCCAATAAAAAGATTCGCTATCAGCACCAATGACAACTGCACCAGAACTATGCACTTCTGAGCAATAAAGCCAACCGTCCGCTACAAAATCTGTTGCATACAAATTTCGATAGCATTTGACTCCTTCTGAAACTGACATTAAATAATAGTCCCCATCAATACCAAATTTAAATCCAGTTGAATAAATTTCAACATTATTTGACGTACCTTGTATTCCTATATGTCCGTTTATTATAGAGACAGTATCTCCTTCATCTCCTAAATTTCCAGTTTCGATACTTCCTCTTATGGCGGCATTTTCTGCCCACAAAACTCCATCATACCCAACTCTAAAAGGAGCAGAATTGCTATCTTCAGCACCAGCCCAGAAAGCCTGATTTCCACCAATACCAGATGCATTACTTCCGCTGTTTGTCATCAGATATGTTGACGTAATATCATAGCGACCAATCTTACCATTCGTAGCAGTAATTGTTCCCGTAATATCTGCATCTGTGGCAGTTAATTTACCAGTGTGACCAACCTTAAATACGGCACTATTTCCGTTATCATTGCTTGTTGCACCCGCCCAGAAAGCATAAGCACTTCCGTACTTACCAATACCTGTATATTTACCAGATCCTGTCGTATACATCTTATTGCTAATTATAGTCCATCCCGCAATACTACCATTCGTAGCTGTAATCTCACCACTCAGGTTCGCATTCTTGGCAATCAAATTACCATTTGCATCCCAACTCAAATTAGGACTTGTAAAGCTACCATCACCCAGATTTAAGAATGATCCCTGCGTACCACCAGAAGAGTCGTAGTTGCGAGATTTAATGGCATCTGTTGCGATTTTATCGGCTGTAATGGAGCCTGCCAAAATTTGATTACCAGTGATAGTGTCAGCTTTAACACTCCCACCATCTATAATGGTTTCCTTGTCGAATATGTAAGTACCAGGTTCATTTGAAATAGAATCAACCTCTTCCAACATGATGCAATCTACCCATACATTAAAAGTTTGGGGCGCACTAGAACTGCTTGGTCTACCCCAGATAAGAGGAACTACAGACCAGTATAATCCAGTTGCATTATCTGCGACTTTTATTGCACAAACAGCTCGTTGCCAATCCGTACTTAGATTAACACCAGTAGAACTTCCTGGTAATTTTCTCGGATCAATGTTAGATAGATAAAGTCCATCTGTTTTAGTGTCTGGAGTATCATGCCCCTGAATATCTATCATGAACAGTCCCGTAGTAGAATCTGATTTTACATAACAAGAAAGTATGTATTGTTTACCTGCTTGTATTTTTACACAGCCGTAATTATTTGCAGAACTTCCTAAATACAATGGTGTTGTACTTGAGTTTAAATTTGCAGTAGTATAACTGATTTTAAGAGATTTATCTCCATCATAAGATACCGAACTATCAATGCCGACAGAAGTTACACCGTTATCTTTTGCGTAGCATATAGCATCTTCTTGTGAGGCAACATTTTCAAAACTAGAGTAATCTAGATTATATAGATTCTTTCTGCCATCTCCTTTAGCAGTATTCATAAAGCTTACAATACCATCAAGATTAATGTTTGCTGATACAAGATTCATTAATCTATCAGTAATTTCGAAATTACTTGAACTTGTACCGCTTTTGACAATCCAACTGAATTTATCAGCGGTCTGATTAGCAATAGTTTCTACATTTACAATCTTTCCGTTTACATCTTCTGGTGCTAATGTAAAAGGCGTAGCAGAAGTGCCACGTTCGATCTTTAGACAGATTTGTGAAATGTCGGGAGGAGTAATTTGTGTTTTTGTGCCATCTCCCCATCGTAAGATGATAGACATATATTTGGCATCACCACAATTAATTGTACTAGGAAATGATTTCCAACCAGTTTCACGAAGTAAACCCTTTTTTGCATCATACAGTGTTCCGTAAAATGATAGAGTTTCCTTTGCTGAATTGGTTGTTGTACCACCAGCACTAACAGCTATGTTACCAGATACGGAAAATATGTCTTTAATACGAATCCGATAAGTGGTTGAAGATTTAATAGAAGCATATGTAGAACCCACAGCTTGTCCGCCATTAATTCCACCTTGTTCCCAATTAGAAGGAAGATTACTTACTAAGTTCTGACCATTAATTTCATTGTCTTCAGGAGCTGGAGTCCAATCGGTTGCTTTATTGCCTTTTTCGAGTTTCCATTTATTAAATTCAAAACTTAACCCAGTCTGGTTGTCATCTATGCAACCGCCATTAATTACAATATAGAGTGTGTCAATAGGGGCAGTAAAAGTGATTACGCCACGCTTAAGACTTGTAACTGTGTTTTCTATAACATATTGTCCATCTGTAATGATATTTATAGGTGCTGCGTTTGTTGGTATAGATGTTGATAAATATACACCATATTTTTGCCCACTAAGATAGTTGTAGGCTTTATTAACCTTATAGTCAAAAGACAGAATATATTTTTGTCCTTTTGTAATTGAAATCTTCTTATAAACAATTTCCCATTCTCCACTTGTAGGAACATAATCTATGTGATTTGAGTAATCGTTATTTGTAACTTTACAATGGACTGGATATAAATTTTGCCATTTAGACATATTACAATCGTCTTTGGTTAGTAAATTCCTACCACCAATCTCAAGCCCATTAAACTCATCTTTAGTTGTATAGGTCTCGCCAATAGTTTTCTTAAACTGTTTTTCACTCTCAATGGTTTTGTTATAGTTGTTCACAAACTCATCAATTCTGTCTGATCCACCAACAGTGGTCATGACTTTCTGCATTGTTGTTGTAACCCCTTTGATGTTAGTTGTGTTTTCCACCAACTGATTTGTAATGTGAGATTGCCTTGCAACAGGAGTACCGTAATAACAGTTCATTAATTGGCATTCTGAGATAGCAGAAATAGTTGTACCTAATTTAAATCCTTCTGTAGAAGCACCTTCATTTACAACAACCTCAATGCAGTTCCATCCTTTTACAAACCCTAACGTCAAAGATTCACCTTTGTTATTGTACACATCATTACCGCCAATCAATTTACCATTCAGATAAATATGTGCTCCATCATCATGTGCAAATGTGATCGCAACACTTTTAGCAGCAGAGAATTTTGCAAATGTAAGAGCGTAGCCAATATAATTTTCTGCATAGTTCCAAGCAATACTTAAATCTGTATCATTAATCAACACACTCTGGCTAGGTGTAAGATTTGTATTCTTAGCAAATACATCCATTGTACTCTTGCCTTGATATTCACTTGCAAACAAACTCTTAGGATAAATTTCATATCTCCACTTATTTAGTCCTTCATTCGCTTTACTAATATCGCCCTTGACCAAGTTTAAATCTTGCTGATAAGTAGTCTTTTCCACTCTTTGCTCAATGGCTTGCTTGTTTTTATCCACCTTTAAACTCACATCAGAGATCTCTGATTTGGTAGATAAAATCGCTGTTTGAAGATCCTCTGGAGCAGTAGAATAACCTGTTGCAGAAGAGCCTTTTTCAAGTTTAAATTCAGAAAACCAAACAGTTCCAGCTGTTAAAAGCTTAAAGATAATGGTTATACTATATGCACTTGTTGCTTGATGTAATTTGATTTCATACTTTTGCCAATTGGTTGTAAGTGTTCTTGTAGTATCCGCACCATAGGCATCATATCCCCATCTAACAATAAAATCAGTCGTAACACTCGCCTTTGCGTAAAATGATAATGTATAATTTTGATTTTTGGAATGAAGATTGTCAGAAGTCCTTTCAGAAATACCCCATGCAAACCATTCGAGGTCATTACTTGAATTCTTATCGCCATTGGCGGCACTAACAGTCTTTAACGTGTTGAACCCATTATGCTTTGTTGAAGTGTCAATTGAAGCAACAAGATTCGTTCCTCTAGTATGTAACCCCCAACTATTCGTTGTTCCAGTAATGGCTTCATCGGTCTTAGCAAAATTGCTATTCCAAAGTAAATTCCTACCATCACCAATATCACTCACATCATAAATCTTAGCAATGCTACACGTATCATAAAAACTACTATCATTAGCAACAGCTCGGAAAGTAACCATAGTCACAGCATCACTATATAAACTACTATCTTTGCTAACACTCAGCACATTATTACTGATCGTCAAACCTTTCTGACCACTTACAACATCTGCGAAGCTAACTCCACCATCAATACTATATTGCCATTTACCAAAGCTAATCTCGCCCTGAAGCGTAGGGGTAATTGTGATCTGGTTAGGTGCAAATGTTTTGCCACCATCAGTAGATTTGAAGTATTGTGCTGAAGGTGTGATAGAGATGTTTTTGGCATTGTCGCCTTTTTCACCTTTGCTATTAACATAGCTAAGTAATTTAATATTGACATTTGATCCACTGACGCTTATTACTTGCCATGTACCAGTATTAGATGATCCATCAAGCGCTGTAAAAGCGTCCCCAGCAACTGGCGTTCTATTGAAATCAGATAATGCAGCTGAAGCTGTACCATTAATAGTTGTATAAGTACCTGTCCAATTTCTTTTACATTGTAGGGCATTGGCTCCCTTATCTCCGTATACGCCAATAACTTTAGGTGTGCTGATAGGTTCACTCGTACCATCTGAATATTTAGTCTGATAACAGTTCCATAAATACTTTTTATCAGCAGTGAGTTTTTGAGTTGTAATGTCTGTACTCCAACCAGAAGTAGAAGAAGTTACTCCAGAGGCTTGAGATGTTGCTAGGTAGTATTGAACTGTTTCTACAACGCCTTTTCCTTCGATATCTGATTGAGATGGACTCCAAGGAGTGTCGATATCTCCTTCAACTAGTTTGAGATTTTTGATGATAGAATAACCTACCTTACTTAAAGCATTTCTGCCTAGATATAGAATTTCGTTTGTAGGTGTTGTTTTTAAATCGTTCGTAGTTAAAACTACTGAGATGTGTTGCCACGTTTCATTCCCAATTATATTGTTTACAACGATAGTATTAGTGCAAAAATTACTTACATCTCCTTTACATATAGAGTGACTTATAGCTCCTGATCTGTTTGCTTTAATATCGTAACTTAATGTATATTTTGTAGATGGTTTCAGTTGTTTCAACATCTTAATATCTTTAAACAAAACATAAGACCAATTTGATGTAGATATAGCCTCAGTACAAATTAGTTTTACAGCATCGATATTATCTTCTGTAATAAAATCTTCAACAGAATATTTTCCGCCAGAAGACTCTGTTCCCCAATGTTTTTTACCACAATTTGTTTCACTTAACATATTCCAAGCAAAACTATTCCCATCATTACCCTGAACACCTTGGGGTCCTTGTTTCCCACAACTCCAGGAAAACTGTTTCTTAACAGTCTGCCCATCAAGCGTAATAGGAATCTCGATTACTCCCGTATCGGCACCGATAGTAGTACCAGCACTCACACTAAACGTAACTCTTTTACTGCTCTTACTGACAGTAATCCCACTACTAGAAGTGATATTCCCGATTGTGTAATCAGTCCGCTCCTGACTACCACGAATAACAATAATGTCTGTATAGTAACTTTGTGCGGAAGTTACTTTTCTATTTGAATCTGTGGCAAATTGCTGTGCTTCGTTTGTTAACATGACTGTAAATGGTTCTGTCATATTAGCAACAGTAATCTCACCATAGCCTAAAGTTTTACCCATTCAAATATTTCCTCCTTAACGATAATTAGGCGTACATTAAAAAAGACAATAATGTACGCCCTGACATTATTGCCTATTCACTATCATCAACGACTTCACAGCCGAAAATCATTTTCCCATTTACAACAGATGAATCTAAGAAAATTGCTTTTCCAGATGCATAATTAGAAGCTGTGTCTAATTCAACCCCTTTTTTATCTCTTCGAGTCCAATTGTAAGTATATTTTGGAAGATCGTTGCCAGTAGCTGCTGACCAAGCCGTTCCATTATATTTCATTAAAGTAACTGTTTTAGCAGAAGCATCTACCTTATAATAAAAATCCCCGCTCGCAGGCTTTGTAGGAGCAGAAGTAGAGAATGTTGTAGATTTCAATGTATCAATTTCTTTTCCGTTTCTTGTAACGATTACATATAAAGCACCTGCACCCTGTCCATTAATCAATTGATCTCCTAAAGAACTCAGCACATTAATTGAACATGGATCACTCTGGTCAATAACACTAACATACGCAGAATATGTTTTACCGCCATAAACAGCATTACATCTGAACGAAGCAACAGAATCTACCATACTAGGCGTTACTGTTAAGCTTGCAGACGTAGCACTTGCGATATTCTGATAAGATCCGCTAACATATTTGCTCCATTGATATGTAACACCGGAAGTGACAGTGGTTGTACCATTTGTTAATGTCGTTTGTAATAAAACCGTGTTCTCGCCATTGATGATATGATTTCCATTAGGTGCATAAGCTTGGAATAATATAGCATTTACGCCATTTGTGGCTTTCGTATTTTTGCTCCAATTAAATTTGTGCGTAGATGTTAATCCTGCTGCAACTATAGAAATAGTAATATCTCCACTCATGGCACTTGCTAAAGAAGCTCCATTCGCAACAGTTAAGATAATTGATCCTTCAGCAGAAGCAGTTGCATCTGTATTGGATTTTACAGTTATTCCACTTGGTAATGTCCCTACAGTAGCTTTACCTGCGATTCTTGTCGTTCCTTTATAGCAAGAATAAGGAATTGTGATATCTTTTGCAGCACTAGCAGTCCCATTAGAATTACAAGGAATTACTTCACTATAATTTCCAAGAACTGTACTTACAGCAGAAGTACCGTTTGTACCATTTGTACCATTTTTACCATCAGCAATAATTGTTACGGTCTGAGTATCCAATAATGTAGTTGTACCACCAGAAGCATACAATTCTGCTTTGATTGTCTTAATACTCGTGCTAGAAGGTGTATAGTTTACACTGCTTTGATCAGAACTTGATGTGTATTTAACTGTATATGTATTTCCATCTGTGCTTTCAGAGATTTTAAATCTACCAGAATAGGCTGTTGCAGATGTAGTATTTCCAACTCTTTTAGTAGCACTGAACTTAGCCTGTGCTGGACTAAGCACATTAGAAGCATTTAGTTTAAGAACATTACTTTCAGCTGTTACCTGATAAATAGTTGCATCACTACCAGATCTGTCTTTATTTAAAGAAAATCTTTTTGTAATATTTGCCTGACCTGATTTAGTACATACAAATTCAACATAACCAGAATCAACAGTAATTCCTGTAACAGTATATTTTCTTGTGTCTCCATCCCATGTACCTGTGATACCATTGCTTGGAGTAGCTTCGATAGTCCAGTTGGCTGAGTCATCAACCCCACCTTTGTAGATAGTAATTGTAGTATCAGCACCTGTAAGAGATGAACTATATAATCCACCATTGGCGTTACAAGGCACAGATTGTGTATCATTACTTAATACACAACTATAAACATCCTTACCTGCCGCTCCGTCCCTTAACTTAACAATCTGATGAATATCATAAACATTATCATCATTTGTAAGTAATTTAATAACTGCCACATCATTTACAAACACTGCATCATTGTGATTTACAGTAAGAGTAGTAGTTGTGCCAGCGCTAGGATAGGCAGCGAATGTTCCATCAGATTTCTTATACTGCCACTGTTTTACAGAAGTATTTGTTAACACAGCAGTTAATGTGATAGAAGAAGCAGAAGTAATTGCTCCATCTCCATTGTATTTAAATGTTGTATCTCCAGTAATGCTACAGTCGGATAATTCAGTAGCTTGTTTCACCAGAGTAAAGGACATCTGACATCTTGTTTCTGCTTTAATTTGTGTATCTGGATCAGTATAAACGATACTACAAATATAGGTGATCATTTCTGAACTATTCGGCACTAACATAGTTTTGCTAACACTTAACACTCCACTAGATACACTTTCTCCTGTGACAATATTTGTAGATGCTGCTGATCCAACTTTTCTCTGCCAAGTAATGCTTAGCCCAGTCTGAGTTAATGACACCTGTTTATTATCAATAAAAATGACTGGCGTAAGTACCAATTTACTTGCTGACCAGTCAGGATTATATTTTGTAGTTGCATTGGGATCGTATGATACAAAATTTGGTTGGTTCGATGTCACATATGCTTGTATCTGCTTCCCATCTGTTAAGTCTGTAATTGTAATCTCGCCATAGGCAAGCACTTTTCCCATATAATTTTCCTCCTTAATTTAAAGTAGTTGCCAATGTTTCTCCATCAACAACAAAAGAGCAACCAAAAGTCGCTCCATTCATAATATCTTGTCTATTTACAACAACACTTTTCATACCAGAGTGCTGTTCATTCCAATAAGTATCTCCATCTGTGTCAGACGATTTTCTACACCATTCAAAGTGATTTTCTGACCATTCGCTTGTTACATCTGTACCATTTTTTGTTAATGTGATACTCAATGTAGATGTTCCGTCCACACCAAGCCTTGCTCCTGTAGAAGAAGTAAGAATGATATTATAACCCATCTCATTCATTTGAGAATCAAAATTATCCAATGTACTATTTACACTTTCCTTAAATGTCGTATACTCAGCTCCCCACAAACCGCCTTTGCCATCATAAATCTGTGTGATATCAACTCCGCCTTGTGCGTTCGCTTCAACGATAGGAAAGTTTAGCTTATCTTTAGATATAGATTTATCTCCAAGCATATTATTTACAATCAATCCATCAGCAATCGCATCCTTAGTAATACCTTGACTTGTCATGATCGTTGCACCTTTATCGTCTTTGATAATAATGCTAGGATTTTTGTTTGTATCATAACCAATTTGAATTCCAACATTGCCTTCAGTGTCTAAGAATTGCATGGCAGACCCGTTCATTATAAAATTGCCGTTCTCAGATAAGATTCGCATTGTATCAGAGATTGTAATATCGCCTGCGGCTAAATCACCGATCGTCATTTTCCCTGCGATACCATTAATGATCCATGCGCTGTCAAACTTTGCATTTGCTGAGGAAAGGTTGAATACGATACCTGTTTCTGTAGAAGAAGCTCCGATGATTGCACTTTTAATGTTTGCTACTTCAGTTGTTAAATTCTTAAATTCACCAACATTAGCAATAACAACTCTTGCATTAATATAATCGGCATCAATATACTTAGAAAAGAATTTCTCAAACTCAGCTTCTGTACCAACAATTTTCTTTACATTTGTTTGGTTTGCTGTAATATTTAAAACACTGTTAGGCTGGCATTGAATATATTCACATACATTCCCTACAGCACTAGAGAAACCTGGAGAAGAAGCCAATTGTCCTGTCAAAGCTTTTAATAGCTCTGGAGTAAGAATTGCATTGATACTTTCGTCTACGCCTGTGTAGGTGTTAGATTTAATAGAATTCCTGCTATTCTTTGTAGAAGAGTTTAATAAGAATACTTCATCATCTCGCTTTGCTTGAGATTTGATCATATTAGTAAATGAAATTTCAAACTTTTCAGATGGGTCTTTAGGATTAAAACTAAATGTGTACAATCTGAATTTCTCTAAATTACCATGACCACCAAATTCATTCCCATCGTCAATTTCTAACCAGATATAATCTCCAAGAACCAATTGATCTAAATAAGGAGAGAAATTCTCATCACATAATAGATTCTCAATCTGAGGAGAGTAGATATATTGTGGCTGGGCCTGTGAAGACAGTTCCTTAACTGCAGCCTGATATAAATCTTCAGCCCGATCAACATAGGCTTCAATATCATCAAGGCTTGTGATTAAATAATTCTCATTTACATAATCAGTTGTAACATAAAGGTTTAATACTGTTTTCCCAAGGGTATTATAATTTTCTGTACTATCTATAAACCCAAAACTTTTATTTTTCTTTAGACTACATTCGTCAATTAGGGAAGTACGAGCATTTAACTTATCTTCAACTTTTTTATTTGCGGTTTCATATTCGGACTCACGCTCTTGTAAAGCAGCTTGAGCATCAGCTAAATGCTGACTGTACTCTTGATAAACTTGGTAATAATCTGTTGTGTTTTCAGAAACTTCGTAGGGTTTATCATAGCCATTTTGTTTTAGGGTATCTAATGTGTTCTGATAAGATTTGATTTTAATTTTTAACTCATCAACTCCATATAGTTCCCACTGAGTTTCCCATTTGTCAATCGGTTTTACCTTATCGTCATCAGACTTGTAAATGTTATCAATGGCAATCTTAATGTTAGGAATAACTCCATCAACATAAGCAGTGTAAGTATACCAGCAACCATCTTTTCGCATCTGAAGTTGTAATTCATCACCTGTTAAAATGGTCTCATATGTGCCATCTTCTTTTTTAATGGGCTCACCGTTCTTATTCTTTTTAGCATATCCATACTCTAATAAAATGAAATTAACAGCATCTATATAGATGTCAAGTTGCTTTTGAAGCTCATCTTCCTTGAATGTATCCCAATCAGTTTTTAAACCATCATTAGGAACACGACTTTTAATTTCATCAGCAACTTTCTTGTATTTGCCCCACATTCTAGTGAGATAAGAATAATACTCTCTACGAGTCATTTCTTTTGAACTTCCATCATCAAGAGTATAAGTTACTTTTTCATTCTTGGTGCTATCCCAATGTGTCCCTCTATATTTCAAATAAGCTTCATATTTGTCAATCAGATCCTTAGAAACCAATGGATCTTTAAGGACGTATGATAAATTATCAATGGTAATTTCACCAAAATTTACATATTTAATATCAAGATTCTCTCCACCGGCCACATTAAACTGTGTATAGACATCATTTGTTGCACCGGTTACACTTAAAGAATCAATATAGTTTGTTGTGCTTAGAGAAATACCTGTATCTTTACCAAGTTGACTAATGTGGTAACAATTGATCTTCCTATTTAATATGTCAAATGTGAACACGCATCTATAAGCCTGTGCTACTTTCTGAGTTAAGAAAGCATAAACATTAATAGACTCTTCTTCAAATGTACCTCTTACGAAGAACCATTCGTCTTCTCCGTTCTCATTTTGTCTCTTATAAGGAATAAGCCATTTGGTATTTCCCTCTTCATCAATATAAGATTCATCGACATGTCCAACAGACCACCCCGGCAAGTTTTCAAGGACTAAATCTAATAAACTTAACTGACGATTATCAGGATCATATAAAGCAACATAGCGTTTTAAGATCTTATTACCTGTTAATTTATCTTCGATAACATTCCCATCAGCAGTATATTCTTTACTTCCTGTTTTTCCTGTATTAACATAGAAAGTAACTAAATCTTTATTCTCTAACTCAACATCACAAGACTCAGCTTTGACAGTCTTCATTTCTGAATATCCATCAAACTGAACACTTGGGACCTCAGTGATCACAAAGTATCCGATACGATCTATATAAATTTCCATTCCTTTATCTAGATATTCATATCCATTTGATAAGACAAAATTTGCATCATTGTTGGCATCAATATATTTTTCTACACTAAAGCTTAATTCCCATCTATCATTAAGAGTAGCAGTGAGAGAGGTAGTAGAAGTGTCAATGCTATTTAAGGCGCAAATTGCCTTGCCTTCTGGATTTACCAGATAAAAATCATAAGGCTCTGTATGATTGAAAATGTCTTTTATAAATTCCAATTCACTCTCACGCCTCCTTTCTGAATTTAAAAAGCTCCAACCTTCTTAGGTTCGAGCCACTTGATTTTTATTTTGCAACGACCTGTGATTTCAATTCTATTTTCTCCAGGAACAAGTCGTAACCAATATAATTTTTGTACAGTGTCCATCTTGAACACATTTGATAATACAATTCCTTTTCCATTCAGTTTAATAACTTGATGCTGACAATTAATCTCATAAGTACCTTTCGTATCCCATAAGTGCATCGTGCTGTTGTCGTCTGAATGATTTGTAATTTGAAGATCAGTCCAAAGCTCAGGACTTTCAACTTCAATAATAGGATAAACATATTGTTCCAGTTCATCTGATCCACAATCAAGAACTAAAGATCCATTATGATTAGGTGTTTCTAGTTTGTTTGTTAGATCAAATAAATTGCTTTCTTTTTCTACAAATCCATATGGTGCATTACACTCAAAGTCAATCTTTAAGCCAACAATTCCTCCAGCAAGAGCAGGAGTAACCTTAGTAACAATGGCATAATAAACGACATCATTCTTGCTGCCATTACAGCCATAAAACTCTAATTTTCTATAGCTTTTAGGACTTGTTAACCATCTAGTAACTTCAGATACTTCATTTTCAGTAAATCGTTTCTGATCCTCATGAAGAAGAGTAATTTGGAATCCAAGTTTTCCTGAATATTTTGTATTATAAGCATGATAGATATTACGATTCATAGTAGTTGAACCGCTTACGATCTCTCTATCAAGACCGAATAAATCTTCAGATTTATCAATATACCCGATGATCATTTTATGTGAAAAGTCCGACAGACTTTTATTGTTATAAGTAAAACTTATTGCATTTGAATACATAGATTCTCCTTTCTTAAAAATGTCCTGTAAGTACCAATTCTACAAATTCCACCTTTCTTTTTGACGACTTTTGGCATATAATGGTATATGTCATATTAAATGATGCCTGAAGGATATGTAGTAGAAAGAAGACTACAACGATGGTCGACACATTACTTACCGTGTTACATAACGCTGCCGATATTGCCAATATTGCAGCATTTGTGATCTTACTAATTCGCAAATAAAAAATGTATCAAAAAACATAAAGCAAGAGTTTTGTATTCGACTTAAAATATCTATACGCTTCCCTGTCCAATTAGCGCACCGGATACTATAACGAAAACCTACATAGTAGATTAGGCAAAGACAATACAAAAAGATTGCTTTTATTGAAAATTCATTGAATAGAAGCACAATATGTGCTATGATGAATTTGGTAAGTAAGAATAAACAACCACGTTTAGATCTTCAAAAGATTGTAGGATTGGACACCCTACAGGATTAAAAGGATGATTAAAGGAGGAATGAAGGAAACTTTATGAACACGAGTCTTATGACTAAGACTTAATCATCGCTCACAAAAAGACACTCACTGTAATTAGTGGGTGTCTTTTTCTATGCCTTTATAATAAATTTCCATTCCTCATAGAAGCAATTTCTTCCCTGATGTACATAGACTTCATTTCAGGAGTCAGCTCATCAAAAGGAGTTAATCCTTCATCATCCATATAATTCATCAGAGCTCCCAACGAAATTGAATACAATCTATTCCTGCATTTCATTCGCACAAGTCCGATTAATAAAATTCCAATAATAAGTAATAATAATAAATTAATTTCCATGATTTCCTCCAATTTAAAAAGAGCCCATGTTTTCACATAGGCTCTACATTATTTACCGATCGTAGGCTTACGACCAATTTTATGATATTCTTTTAGTTTGTTAGCTTGCTCTTGATCATAAACCTGTTTTGCAACAACCTTAAGATCATTCAGAACACTCTTATCAACCATTCCTCCAGATTCCACTTTGATCAATGCATCATAATAAGAAGAGAAGTCTCCAGTATCAGTCATAATATCTTTTGTCTTAGAGGCTTTAACAACTGATTCAGAAATCTTAACAGCTTGTTTCAGCACATCGGATGTTTCTGGCTTCAGTAAGATTTCGTCTCTACGAACAGTAGCAATACCATGATCATGATTACCTTGGATTACACCATTAAGTTTAGAGATTGGTATTACATCATCAATGACACCACCATTTCTTACACCTGCTTTCTTTAATGCTGTAAGGATTTTATTTGATTGAGCTTTAGAATATTTCCCATCTTTTCCCTTATAAAACTCTTTCCCCTTTTTAGAGTTCTTAGTCGTAATTACTCCAAGTTTTTTACCAAGAGCTTCCATACCTTTTGGATTGTTTACAACATCATAGCCCTTACTAGCTAAATAATTGTTTAAAGGAGACCAACTCTTAAGCTGAGCTTCAGTGTAAGCAGCTCCTATATGAAAATTTAATCCTAATGACTTAGCTTTCTTTTGACTGGCAGATAGTTGGATTACAACGGTGAAATTCACAGAGAGTCCATTAGCAGATTTGCACACTGGAGTAACTGTTCCTTCATGATCTCCTTTTGTAGCCGTAATTGTACATGAAGCTCCTGAAGGAGACATCGTTATGTAACCTAGGCTATTAGAATACCAAGAAAATGATTGTCCAGCCCCGTCTGGAGGAACAATATCAGAAACAGTAACAGTCTTACTTTCTCCAGGGGCTAAGGTAATAGACGCTGGACTAACACTGAAAGACATAAGATTATGTTCCTGCTGTTCAGGTGTTTTCATAGAACCACTAACAGCACTAGCATTTCCAGTTTCAACTTTTGAAGAATCAACCTTAGAACCTGTAATACCAGTTGTACCAGTTACATTAGTATCAGGATTTGCAACATTATTAGTCACAGAGCTGTTCTTGTTCTGAGTATCTTTTGCGTTTTGTTCAGGTGTCTTGCCATTAGCAGAACTATTGTATTCAGAATGATATAACTCACTTAGTCCATTAATAAGTCCAGAATTAATAGCAGTGTCATTGATCTTCTTAAAGACATCAGAATAAGAATCTCCAACCTGTTTTAAGAACTTGCTAATAAGCTTAGATTGTTCATCCAGAGAACCGCTTAAAGATTTAAGCTGCTTGTCTAAAGATTCTTGTAACTTTTCAGTCAGATCATCGTATCCTTGGGATTCCATAGAATATTGATGTTCTTTCTTAGTATCATCCATTTGTTCCTGAGCATCAGCAATCTGAGCGTCTAATTTGGCTCTTTGTGCTTTCGCAGCTTCACCTTCGACACCCTCTAAAGCAGCACGCTGAGCTTCAAGAGCTTGCAGATCTTTTGTCTGACTCTTGATGTTTTTATCATAATCATAATATTCTTTCTTACGATTTAAAGCCTCTTTACGCTTATCAATAACTTTAACCAGAGCATCAACTTCAGCTTGCATCGTTGTTTTACCAAGTTCTATAATTTGGTTCTTATAGTCATTGGTGTTTGTTGCAGCCTCACGAAGTTGTTTATTGATTTCAGCTAACTTACTTTCAAAAGCAGAATCTCCAATTTGATGATCGTCATGTAATTTATATAAAGCATTTCTTTGTTCTGCCAGATCGGCCATATTAAGCTGTTCTTGGCGCATACTATCACTTAGAAGAGCAATTTTAGCTTTACCATCTGTAGTCAGTTTACCTGTGTCAGGATCGTTTAAGTAGTCCTGATTCAACATATTCATAAGATCGTTGTTTTCATCGATACGAGTATTTCTCTTATCAATCTTACGACTGCTTTCATCAAGAGGAATCATAATAGCTTCCTGACGTAACTGTTCATTCTTTTCTTCTAAAGAGTAATTTTCTTCACGTCTTGAATACCAGTCATCATAAAGCTCTTTGTATCTTTCAGAATCCTTAGCAACCTTATTCATCAATTCCTGATCGGTTTTCATGATCTCAGCATTGACAGCAGCCCTATCATTGTTTTTAGCGATCTGATCAGTTTTTGACTGCTTAGTAGCATAATCACCATGAGCTTCAGCCATAGAAGCAGTATGTTCTAAGGCAGTAGCAGCATGTTCAGCTTCATCTGCAAGTCTTGTCAACCTATCAAATTTAATCTGATCAATTTCTTTTCTTGCATTTGCAATAGCAGTATCAGTATCAGCAATATTATTCCTAAAAGTTTGAATCTGGGCTTCATATGTGTTCTTTTGTTCATCTGTTAAGATTCCCTTTTTCTTAGCCTTATCATATTCTGCCTGATATTTATTCAATTCTTGTTGCTGAATATTTCTCTGATTTTGATATTGTCGAATCTGATTGTTTAGATTAGCTGTTTTATTATCAAAAGTATCTGAACCCTGAGCAATATTAAGATCATTGATCTTTTGATAGTTCTCTAGGATAGCAGACGTTTTAGATGCCATAGCATCATAATAACTAACAACCTTTTCAAGCTTGGTTTGTACCAGTTCTTGTTGTTGTTTCTTAAGCTCCTCAACTTGCTGTTTGCATTGTTTAGCTTTATCATACCAGTTCTTATACTCTTCAACAGCACTACGGATTTTATCATTACTAATAGTTTTGATATCAATAGACCCGTTACGTACTTTTTTAAAATAAGATTTTAGAACTTTTTGATTCTTAGCTTTTGAAGCATTTTTTGTTTTAGGAGCTTTCTTAACTGCTTGTTTTTCAAAGCTTTCATAGAATTTCTTATATTTCTTATAACCTTGGGTATTAGCAGTGATAGAAGAACCAACACTCTTTAAAGCTTTGTCATAATCATCAACGGCAGAAGTAAGACTATGAACATTTTCTGCTTTAGCTGTCCAAAGATCAGTAGCAGCAGTAAGATTTTCAATCTTTACTTCAATGAAATCAAAAGCCTTACCTATCTTATTAAGATAATTTTCAAGAGCTGATTTCTTAGATTTAGATTTGGTTTTCTTCTTACCACTTCCAGAGCCAGACTTACCGGATCTTGAACTTCCAGAACCGGTTTTAGATTTACCAGAAGAAGTAGTTTTCTTCTTTTTGTGTGTAGTAGTTTTGCTACCATTAAATTTAATTTTAATTCCAGCAGAGTTAGCATGAGCAGATCCATGAGCAAATGCTCCTTCACCACCAACAATCTTAGCTCTACTTCCTGTCTTTCCTTTGTTTAGGAGTTCTTTTGTTTGTAGGTGATTAAATACTATATCACCATGTTTGAGGTTTACAAACTCAGGTCCCTGAGAACCTACAGTAAACCATCTGTTACCACGTCAATTATGTTTTCATCGGTTCGCAACACCGACAAGAGTTTTCACTCCTCATGCTTTCACATGAGTTCAGACTATATCTTTTACCTGATTTTTTGTATGATTTGTTTTGTGTGTTTGTATGATAAATTTGTGTATGAAAAAAGAGCAGAAGTAAGAATACTTTTGCTCTTTTTTATAAGATTTTTACTAATGGTTTAAATAACTACTATCCCATGTAATGGTAAGGTCTGAAATATTTCCACTTGAATTTTTCTCAATAGTTAGAATAACTTTACCATATTCACCACTTTCAGACGATGTTATATAGCTATTGTCTTTCTCAAAAGAATAATATACAACAGATTCATCGTCTTCTTTTTCCCAATCGGAATCATAAGAATTTGACTTTTTAGGTTTTTCTCCATCAACTCCCAATTGAGAAAAAGCATATTTTATATATCTTAAATCCTTGTCCTCTGTAGGAGACCAGCTTATTGTGGTGACATAGGGCCGATATCGATCGTCATATTCATATGATACATGGCCTCTTATTCCTCCTAGTTTATAATCCTTACCACCATAAACTATGTGGCTTTCGTAGTCATCATCTTCGGCTGTATTTTCTATTGGGGTCCCGATTTCTTTGTCTGTTAGATCTCGGCCATAATTATCTAAAACCTCTTGTGTATAAAACTCAATTATTGAGTCATCAAATTTTTTTGCAAAATCTTTTTTGCGTATATTGTCAACTTTGGGAACAATTATTCCAAAAACGATAAAACATATTAAAATACAAATACTGCCGATTTTTAACCAATGTTTTCTTTTAGCTTGTTTTTGCTTTTCCCAAGATTCTGCTATTTTTTTTAATTTTGAATTATAATCATTTAGCTTTTGATTTAAATAATCCTCGTTTAATGAGAATATTAATTTTTTAATGCCTTTTTTGCATAGATGACATTCTGTTTCATTTATAGAATTTACACCTCCACATGTACAAATCCATAGTTCATCCATTTCACAGGGAGCATATATGTCCTGTTCAGTGCAATTGTTTTCTCTACGATATTGATTAAGTAAATCAGGAGTAAGAACACTTTCTATTAATTGTGGATGGAGTATAGATGCTTTTGTCATATTATTATTAGCCCAAACATAAAGTTCATTATCTATAATATATTCAATTTTATTTATAATAACATCTATTTTAATTAGGTCTTTTCCATTAATATATATCGGTGTTTGTTCTCCAAAGCAATAATCTCTTTGTGCCTCAAGATTACAGTATTTAAAACTTTGCTGCACAATTTTATTATCACCAATGTTTTCAAGACCAATGAGGCTAATCTCTATGGTCTTAATAGTAGCATTTGTGATATTTTTAAATTTTATTTGTCCAAGATAACTTCTTTTACACTGATCATACAATAATCTTTTTCCGATTATAAAAACTGGACATGTTTTTACATAGTTAATATCTGAAGATTCGTAAATTATATCAAATCTATTATTACTCATCATATGCCTCCTACATTGGTGGGAGAGATGCATTTTCTTGATAAACAAATCTCTCTAAAATTATAATAGTTTCATCTACAGTTGAATTAACTGCACCGCCGAAGCCACCAATTCCCAATGCCTTACTTTCCCTTCCTAATTCATTTGTTGTTACACATTTTACCCGCCATCCGTTTTTTCCCATGTTATTTAAATAATCTTTTAGTTTTGGGATATTAACTCTTCCATCTTCATCTTGAAGAGCAATAACTTCATATTCATAATATCCTTCTTTAAATTCTTTCATACATTTTTCCCTCCGTAATTTATTTATAAAGCAATTATACAGCATTCTACATGTTTTTCATAGAGAGAATATTTGTTTATCATATTTATCAGGTAATTTATCATTTCGATTTAAACATTACTGTACCGCCATTAGCTTGCGGCTCTACTCCTCATAAGAGGATAGTCGTTGAACCTTATCCTATTCGGATCTTGGTTGCTGATTGTCCATTGTAGCAGAAGCAGGGGATTTAACCTCGCTTCCATATAATTAATTCTTTTTACTTTCGTAGCGTTCACATCTAGGCATATTTCATCCTTCTGTTGTAGCTTAATTATCTTTAAGACTTTCCAGCAATTAGATAAATTTTCACATATGTATTACTACATAAGGTCGCATATGTGGTTTATACGACAAGTTCGTCTCCTAATTCTCCTGTAAGAGCTCGTTCATCTTGTTTTAATCCCCAATCGCCACCATTGGCGTGAGCATTACCAACAGATGATTTGAGTTTATCCGTTTTCTCTTGTAAATATTTGTTCTTTTCAGCCTGTACAATAGGATTGATTTCTGATAAATCAGAGATTCTTGTTGTTCCCATCGCAAGAGCACGGCTTCCAAGTTTCTTAATTGTTCCGTGAGCAAAAGCACCAAATTCTTCAATATCATCAAGCTCATTATCATACCAGTCTGTTAAGTCATCGACAGTACCTTGAGCAAAAGCATTTGAATGCGGAATAAAAGATCCGTGTGCATGTGCTGTACCATGGGCTTGTGAGTCAAGATTTTTTATCTGAAAGGGACTAGAAACTCTGCTGCCTTTTCCATTCTTCTTTCCTGTGATTTTAGGTTTACCGCCATTATCTGTAATATCTCTATGAATATTTTTTTGCTTAGTAGTTAAAGTAATTGTTTTATTATGTAAACTATCACGATATTTCTTAATCGCCAAAAGGACTGCACTTGCATGATCTTTACAGTATGCTGCAAATTTTTTATCTTTAATTTTTTTAGTATCTAGTTTTTTGATCTCAGGAGTAGCGTTGTCAATAATATTGATAGGAATTTGTTTATCTTTTGGTAACAATTTATTGAGTTGTTCAATAAGGTCTGTTTGTTTTTGAGTAAGCTCTACACCGATTTTAACTCTCTTTTCTCCAGTAGCTTTAGAAAATTCTTCAGATAATTTATCAATTTCACTTTGACTATCCTTAAGATTGAGTTTCATGTTGGCACTGATTTGAACGCCTTTTAATAGTCCACCTTTACCAAAGTCCTTACCACCTGTCATATTGTAAAGAATATTATTAGCATCACTTACCTGTTTAGTTAGGTTTTCGTTCTTTTCCTTAGTGGTCATTGACTTCTCATTGATTTTATACTGCTCTTTGAGATTGTTTAAATCAGATGTATAATCAGCAACCTTGATTGTAAATTCCAAACTCTTTTTCAGATCATCAGGAATTTCTTTTTCAGCATTTTTGAGCTTAATGAGTTTCTGACGGTATTCCTCAATTTGTTTACCAAGAGTAGTTTTGCCAGCACCTTCGTTCATTTTGTCCCATTTGTCAGCCAATCCATTAAGGCTATCTTCAAAATCATTGTAATCTTCAACTACGGACTTAAAGCTGATCTTACCACCATAATCTTTTAAGCGATTCAATACAGCTTCAAAAGGTTCAATACCCATACCCATTGCCTTAGCAGCAGAAGCAGTATTAGTGATCTTTCCTGAATAAGTGCCTTCAGCAGTTTTCTTTAAAGTACCAAAATCAGTATTAGCTTTTTGGGATTTGGCAGATAAATCATCTAAGAATTTAACTAATCCAGTATTATCTTCTGTAAAATACTTAGTAGTTTTAGCCCAAGTTTTATCAAAAGTAGCAGCATCAGTCTTACCAGATGAACTCATAACACTTGTCAATGTTTTGAAATCATCTGTTCCAATAAGCCCTTTATCACGTTCTTTCTTTTGAGCATTGAATGCTTCACGCATTGCCAAGTAAGTATCACCAGAATCAGCAGTTTCCTTAGCTTGGAGATAATCACTCCAAGTAGACTGAGATTTTGTCTGATTGATTAATTTCAGACGCTCTTTCAACTGATCAAGACTACCTGTCCATTTCTCAGTTTTAGAATTTAAGATATCAAAGGCTTGAGACATTTCAGTAAAATCGAGACCATCTAAAAACTTAGTTGTATCTTTATTGTCGCCAAGTTTGTCTTGTATACTACTGATCATAGATTCAACATCTTTACCATTATGAAGAATATCTCCATCTTTGCTGAATTTAAAATCAAAAGCGTCTTCAAGAGCAGCGCTTAATGTTTTACCATCAACTTTTTTACCTAAAGTTTTTGTCAGATCGTTATAAGCATCTTGGACATCTTCACTCCACTTTTTGGCCGATTTTCCACCAGTTTTGTTGGTTGTTTTAACCAGTTCATCCAAATCTTCCTGTGCTTTTTTATTCTTAGTAAACTCTTTGGTAATTTTTTGGAGATCTTTACGCTTCTTACTAATGTTATCGTCAGTTAAATCTTTTTCATTGGCATTGTCGAAGTCAATAATGTTACCAGCAATACCACTTAAGAAACTTTGTCCTTTGCTAGATAGTTTGTCATAACCATCTGAAGCTGAAACCGTATTTTGGAAATCTTCCTTATATTGTTTCGCAAGAGACTTGATCTCTTTCATCATTTTATTATATCTAGCTACATATTTAGATACATTGGCTTCAATAGCCTCAGTTGAAATAGAAGGATTGTCTTCTTTCATCTGATCAAAGATTTTGCTGTAATTGTTAGCAAATTTGCTAATATCAGCATCTTTAGTTAAATCAAGAGCTTTTTTACCACCGATAACTTTTTTTGTTGCATCTCCAAATGCTTTTCCGAAACTATCTCCAGATGAAGATGTTCTTTTATAAATCTCATCAGAAATATTTTTTCGAGTTGATTCAATATCTTTAGAAAGACTTTTATCTAATAGGCCACCAGCAGCTTTCTTCAAGCTTTCCTGATTACCTTTGTTAAGTTTATCCCAAGTAGCATCAGAAGAATAATCCTTTTGTGTGCTCTTTAATTTCTTCTCCTGAGATTCAATCGCTTTGTCTATCAAACCTGATGTCTTAGCGATTGCATTTCCTTCAGCATCATAACCTGAAATAAGAGAAGGAGTAGTATCTAAAATTTCCTTACGGATATTTAAGAATCTTTCATAAGAAGAAGTATCTAAGCTGATGTTATTACCATATTCATCCACACCTTTAGATAAGGATTCAAACTCAGTTTTGTTTCCTTTAAGAGTAGAGATATTAGTTTTTGTATCAGATAATTTGTCCTGATAGTTTGTACGTGTTTTGTCAGCAGCTTCTATTTTATCTTTATCATAGGTAGCAGCTTTTTGAATCTTAGTACCAACCCAAGAAAGTGCCATAGCACCTAATTGCATAAGAGCACTAGCAGCTAAACCAATACCAACATTAGCAGCAAAAGCACCAGCCTTAGCAGCAATACCTGAAGCTTTGATCTTTTCAAAAGCACCTGCAACTCCACCTGCAGCAGATTGAGCAATGCTACCAGATTTTTCTACAGCTTCATTAAACTTCTCAAGGCCTTTTCCATAAGTATTTTTCTTATCGGTAAGATCATAGTTGTTTTGTTTGGCTTGACCGTAAAGAGTACTAGCTGTATCACGACCTTTTTCAGTCTTCATTTCATTCTGAAGTCGCTTAAACATATCCTCTTTTTCTTTAGCAGACTTGCTACCAAAAATTTCAGGAACCATACTGTTACTAAAGAAGTCCTGCAATCTACTTTGATCGGACTTCATATTCTCATAATTAGCCTTACGTCTTGTAGGACTAAGTATGTTCAGAAGAGCACTACCAATTGGAAATTCATTTTTACCAGTTTCTTTATTGTACTGTACAAGCAAACTGTTTACTCAAGGGCAGGAAAATACCCTATTTTCACACTGGTAAAATATATATTTGACAATCACTAATGCAATATTCTATACTAATTATGTAACAAGAAATATGTATTATATCTCAAAGTAATAATACACATGGGGCTCACAATTCAGTGAGCCTTTTGTGTATCTGGATTTAACAGGAGAAGAGAGGTTCATAAAGATACCTCTTTTTTACAATTAACCTTGCAATATTTGGAAACATAAGTTATAATTAGAAACATCATGGAATAATTGGTTGCCCAATTAATTATTTTCATACAAAGGCATTCCTAGGAGGTAGGGATGCCTTTTCTCCATTTATGGAGTAACGATTCGTTACCTTATGCATTTTCGTTGCTTTGAGTAGCAATTTTATTCATTAGATTAGTAATCTGCCCAATTGCTTTAGAGTAGTCATCAACGTATTGGTATGTAAGACAAAGGGCAGACTTCCCTGTGAATTTACTCATCAAAAGAGTGAACCCTTTTTGATTCATTTTATACATTGGTCTATACTGTCCATTTTTATCTTGATACGAATCTAAGATATAATATGTCCCGCCCAATTGAGGCAAGTCTTTAATAAAATTGTGAATTTTCTTTAACACATTGCTATGTTTTTTTCATAGAAGTGTGCAACGTCAATAGAAGTTATATATAAACTTTCTCTTTTTGAATTAACTCCACAATCTTTTGTAATATCATATCCACTAACAACTTTAGTATCTAATCTATAATTTTTTCTTCCCATATCTCCATAAACTCCTTTTAATATAAATTTAATTTTAAAAAGGAGGCGATATTTCACCGCCCCCTTATCAACAACAATCTCACCAAACTTTAATCTTCAAGATCCCCAACAACTCTGTAAACAAGTTTCTGACCTTTACCAGTTACATAAGTCTGTGGAACAATCACATTGCAAATCACATGTTCGCCAACTTCAAAACATCCGTTCTCAACATATCTCTGATATGGCATGTTGTCCCGCATCAGGATTCCATTGCTTCTCAAAATTTCGAAAAGGCGATTCCTTCCAATGTCATATCCATCATTCTGCAACAATTTGGCCATTGTATTCATGTCGATCGTATCAGAAGAAGCAGTAACACATCTTGCAAAATCTATATCTTCTTTGGAAGCTTCAAGTTCCCCTCTAAGCTCTGCGATTGTAGCTTGCTGAATTTCCAGTGCCTTAAGTACAAACTCTGCTTCAGACAGATTTTTATATGGAATATATCCACCAGTGCGTCTAATCTGTGGAAGAACTTCAGATGTTACCCATCTACGGAATCTTTTAGCTGAATCTAATTTACTATTGAAAATTAGATCATAAACACCAGATTCATTGATGACAGTCACATTTCGCATTTGACCTGCGTACTCGATTTGGGTACGCAGCTTATCCTCAACATCTACGTGCTTTGAGACAGCGTTTCGATAGTTAGAATATCCAAGTGCGATTGCAATATCATTTCCAACGAAGTATGGTGTTCCTTCTATCTCAATACATCTGATTGATCCAAATTCATCGTTTACGAAGTTCATAATCTGATTGTTGTTTTCTACTCCATTTTCTGCTTTTGTTAAAATTGCCATATTAAATTCTCCTTTTCTTCAGGAAGGTGCACCAAATGGCATAGAACAGATGGTGCTGATGATTTGCTTATCCTTCTATGCATATATGGCTAATTTACTACCCCTTTAAAACACCAGATTCTACCTAGTGTTTTAAGACTCAATTAATGTGGTAAGTCTGCTAGAGCAATATAAAAAGAGTATTAAATTATGTTAATAAGTATTTATAATATATCGTATAAAATTCATTTCCCTATGTGCAAGCATGTTTCCATGCTGATAATTTTCTAGCGGCACATTCGCATACAGTTCTGATCATCCCTTTCTGATGTCACTCGTAAGGTGAGTTAACCAGATTCCCATTATGATCGATGGACGTTCCTCTAATATAGAGGCTTCGCTGCGGATTCTGTATAAATATTGATCTTATTACTATATCTTAGGAATTACCCCTTGCCCTTAATACATCACTGTACTAAGTTAGTAATCAATATCGTTTAACAGTTCCCGTACATAAATTATCAAAAAGTATTTCAGTTTCGGTTGTTTTCTAAGCAATCTCTTATTCGTATCACCATTTCAATACAAATTCGTTCTGTGTTACCACTAGATTGCTCTGGGCATTGTACATGAGGACAACTGATAATTTGCCCTACCCAGCTTTCCTTTTGCTCCTGCGACTCCTAAAGCACCTATAAAGGCTGTTCTAAGAAGTCCTGCTTTAGTTACTAAATTTGTTATTTGAGTTCCAGCATCTACAAGTCCTTTGATAAAATCAGAAGAAATAGAAGTGTTCCACATTTCTTGGAAACTTGCTGTCAGCTGATCAACTTTACCTTGGATGGAATCAAGTTGAGTTTCGTTTTCACGAAGTGCTGATCCTTCTGAGTTTTGTGTTTCGTTGTAGACTTTTTCTAACTGCTCAGGATGCATAAGAATTGAACTTACTATGTTAGATCTCTGCTTTCCTGCAATTTTTTCGAGAATAGAAGCTTGTTTTAAATCACCACCATCAGAACTACCAATCTCATTCCAAATCTTACCTAATCCCAACATAAGCTCATATGGATTCTTGTAAGAACCATCGTCCTTTAACATATCGAATCCCTTATAGTCATTAGATGCTACTTTTGTCTGGTTTTTAATAAGATCTCGTAACTGTGATTTATTTTGGATATAACCCGTAACGTCCTCACCAGCTTCTTGGAGGACATTCATGTCGGTACCCCTAATCCTCATTGATACTGTTTTTAGACCGGCCAAACGCTGTGTTACTTTCCCCAACAGTAAGAGGTACGTACCATGTAGAACATGGCGTCTAAGAATTTCTTCTTAGCTCTGCAATTTTATTTTTAGGCTATAGTTGCAGATCGGACTGGATCTTCACCCTCTTTCTACAAAGTAGAGTAGGGGAGGAGCTGAACCTCTTATGTCACCATAAGAGGTATTACAGTCTCTACGGCTCCCTTATATTTAAGTATTAAAAAAACAGAGTCTCCTCTGCTATATTATTAAATATTCGGTTGCCTCGGTCTTGTCACGCCTTTATGATTTTAACCGATACGGCTCCTTGCTAAACTGCATATTACTACGCAGCTTGGGCGCTTGGTCTATTTCCACCCACTGATTCTGGATTCTGAACTACAGAATTCAATTTATTAGTATAGTTCACTACACTATACAATATATAAATAGATATAATTATACTAAATCATTTATACATTCTCCACATCTCTGTGAAGTTTAGATCATGTTTTAATCCCTCGACTATACGTTAGGGATCACACCTTTTCGTTTACTGGTATTTAACCGACACCAATCGTTTGTGTCCTACTCCTATTGACTCAGATATTCAGGATTTCCACCTTTATTCACTGGCCTGAGTCCCGACATGGGGATGATCGTTGAAGGTTTACCCTCGACTAACACCATATGATCTATGGAATACGTTAGGGTACTTCCCTGCAAATTAGCCATTGTAACATCTCTAACTTGTTAATCCTTCATACAGTGATTTCTCCTGTATTGTGGCTTAGAGTTTTAGGCAACCAATGCAATTAAATGTGTTCTTTGGTTGTGCATTTCTGCACATCCTAGGCAACTGTATTTACCTACCGTAGTAAGAGCGACTGACTGTTCATAATTAGCACCTGCCGCTTTTAAAGCACTAGCAGATCTTTGTAATGAACTAGCAATTTCATCTGATGAAATAGGTTCCAAGTTACCAATGTTATTCAAAACATCAACAACATTCTCTACATCATCAGCACCCTTATCGAATCCCTGCATGATAGAAATCAATGCATTAGTAGCATCATCTACCTGCTCAAATTCTGATACATTCATGAGAATACCTGTCCACTTAGACATCTTCTCAGAATCTTGTGTGTTATAGCCTAATCTAGCCCAGTCAGCAGTAGATTTGGTTAATTCCACAGCATCTCTACCGATATCTTTACCAGTAGCATACATATCTTTTTCGACAGTAGCATAAACATCACTCGTATCACTTGTGACTTTCTTTAACTCTGTCATTGCAGCATCCATTTCTTTGATGCTTTCAATTCCTTGTTGGAATCCTTGCCATACGACATCAATTCCACCCATTGAGATCAAGTACTTACTTAACTTAGTAACTTCTTGACCCATATCTCCAACGATTTGTCCAAACAAACTCTTATATTCAGAACGACTCTTAAGCTGTGATCTAGCAATACCAGTATCCTGATTAAAATTAATAGCATACTTTTCAAGCTTTCCATCATCTCTTGATCTCGCCTTGATATAAGCAGCCATTCCATTTCTACCCATACTGGTTTCAAGAATATTACTATTCACACCAGAAGCTCTGAACAATTCTTCAGCTTTAGCTTCATTGAAATCATTTAAGGATAATCCTTCTCCGATAACAGTTCCCTGATTGTTCTGGAGCTTAAATTGGTTTCTAAGTCTACCATGTTCAGTAAGCTCAGCGTTCAGTCTATTAAGCTCTCTAATATCTTCCTCAATTTCTTTATTATCAAAGAAAACATCTCCACTATGTTTTTCTTTTAAATCTCTAATTCGGTTAACTGTAGCTTCAACCTTAGTCGCAAATTCTGTTGTATATTGTTCAAGATCTTGACTAACAATGGTCTTTGATAAAGCTCTGTCAGCAGCATTTTTAACACGATCAGATTTAGGATTAGTATTCCCTAATGCTGTACCATCGTTTGCTCCACCAACATTTCCACCGGCTAAAACCTTGTTCATGTTCTTCAAGCCAGTAGCAATCTCACCAGTAAGATTAAATTTCTTATTTAAATTATCAACCAGTCTTGTAACTTCACGAATTGAACTACCAATACCAGCAAAAGCACCTGCGATCTTAGCAGAATAAGCAGTAGACTTGTCAGCCAGATTAGCAATCTTATTTGTCATGGTCTCAATATCAGAAGCTTTCTTGTCTGTAAAAGACTGTCCTGTATTGAACTTAACTTTTAAATCAAGATTCTTTTTTAGGTCATTGATAATCTTCTCAACAGTAACCAAATCATCTAATACAGCATCAGTATTAATACCAACTTTAATGGGTTCAGAAGCTTTCTCTCTTAAAGAAGTAAGCTTGCTTTCGGCTTGTGTTAACTCTTCATCATTAACATTGATGTCAATTTTTGTGTCTCCGCTGTTAGAATCCTCTTTAAATTTTTGAGTTGAAGTAATAGCTTTCTCGAGATCTTCAACATTGCCTTTAAAATTAACCGCAACGTCAATAGCATCCTTAGAGCGAAGTTCATTTACTTGTTGAAGAATGTTATCAATATTCTCTGTATTAGCTTTAAAATTAATAGTAATATCTATATTTTCTTTTGATCTTAGTTCATTAATTTCTTGTAAAATTGTATTGAACTCGGAATCGTTTGCTTTAAGATTAACAATGATATCTTTGCCTTCGTAAGAAGCAATCTTTTCATCAACCTTAGCTAACGCAGATTCTAACTGAGAAGTGTCAGCAGTAACTTTTACAGAAGATTCTTTGAGATGTTCACCTTCTGTAACACTGTTTGTCTTAGTTTCAGTAACATTTCTGCTTGGAAGTTCACGAATTGCATCTTTGTTTTTGCTTAACCATTCACGGCTTTCTTGAGACCAAGGAGTTTCAATAGTAGCTCCTTTTTCAGCTTTAATAGATGTGTATGTATCAACAGTTTTAACAGCTTCTTGAAGACCTTTAGCTTCCTCGGCATAGATATTTTCTTCATTCTTAATCTTTTCATTGAATTTCTGGATATATTCTCTAGCGCTTTGGAAAGTACTGATCAGGTCTTTGTTACTCATGTCTTTCATGTCAGCAGGCATTTCAAAATCTTTATCAACTTCCCTTTGACGGAGTTCTAATTTTTTAACTGCTTCAGATAAGAATTGTGTAATATTTTTATCAACAGCATGAGTAGTAGAACCTTCTTCTGGCTGATAATTGCTTAGTATTTTACTGTAATACTCGGCTTTTTGTAGTTCCTCATCGGTAAGAGTTTCACCTTTGGATTGTTTTTCCATCAGGTTCTTACTACCGGCTTTTGCACCGTTGTATTGTTGAGGACTAATTGCTTGTCCTTCTTGAAATTTATATGGTTTACTAGAGTCGAACCCAGAAATCAAAATACCTTCTTGGGCTAAAATATCACTCCATTGTTTATTGAATTGGTTTTTAAGTTTATTAGTTACTCCTGTAGTCTTTTTGATATTTCTATCAGTGCTAGTCATAGCCTGAGTAAGAGCCTTATTAACCTGTTTAACAACATCCTCTTCGATCGGAGATAAAATATTTTTTAAGTCGATTCCCTGGGCTTGGAACAGGCTTTTATAACCTTCTGTACCTGCAAAATCAGTTTGTCCTGTTAGCAATTCTTTTATAAACTTTTGTCTAGAAGTAATAGTATTTCTTAACTCACCAGCTCGTTTGAGCATTTCATCGTTCTTACTCCAATCAGAATTTGACATTAAACCATGCAGTTCTTCAAAAGCTTTTCCAATGTCTTCTTGAGCTAGCATTCCGGCCATTGCATATTCTTTAAAATCATTTAAAGAGATACCATTTTTAGAATTACCATGTAATTTGTTATATTGTGTTTTAGATTCGTTGTAAAAATCTTTATATTTATCTTGCTTATAAGTCTTTTTTTGTACTTCGTTTACCTTAGAAGCAGCTCTTGTGGCAAGATCACTGTCCTCGTAGCTACGTTTAGAAACCTTGCTTAAATTGTCGTTCTTAATTTTTTCAAGATCATTGTAAGTAGTTTTAAGATTCTTTAACTTCTTTTCTGCATCGGCCAGATCTTTAGATTCATATACAAATTGAAAATTTGTTAATCCAGTTTTATCAATATAACTTCTGATGCTTTTAGCAACTTTATCCATAGAGGATTTATTGATATTAGCACCAATAGGTACTTGAACTTGTTTAAAACCATTTACTACTTCGCTTTTAGCTTTTTCTAAAGAGGCCTGATCAACGTCAACCCCCATAGAGGCAGTAAAAGAAATTACTTGTGTACTTTCTGCCATTTATTATTTCACCCCCTGTGATTTAAAGTCAGCTATCATTGCAGCTTTTAATTCGTTCATATATTGCCCTTGTACGATCGCCATAGCTTCTTGGGCACAACTAGCTTCCAACTCAGCTCTTCGGCTGTTAACATCGTTCTCTATAGTTTGCATAGGACTAGGAGAAGAAGTAGGAGTTCCAACATTGTATCCACCATGTTCTCCACCAATAAAGTCCCATTCAAATACTGTTTCAGGACTCTGATTATAGTGCCCACCTATAGAAGCAGAAGAGATAGTAATTCCACCTTTCGCTGTTCCAGGCCCACTGATAGTTTTAACCAGAGGTTGACTAGCTTCATATAGTCCATAGCTTCGTCCATATTGTTTAGGGTCGTAATCACCATAAAAGCTGGCTGCAGCTAATTCACCAATTTCTTTCAATTTTTCTGATGCCAATTGAGCAGCCAAATTAGCTGCAGCAACATTCATTTTCGTCAACACTTCCTGTGCTTTGCTCATGTAATTCTCCTTCCATTAAAAAGAGCCTCACATGAGACTCTTTTTAAATTATTCTACTTTTAATTTTTCAATCATTGTTTTCATAACTTCAGTACTATCAATTCCTTTGGCACCTTCTACAATAGCTTCCTGAACGCTTAGATTAATAAATCTTAATTCCCTTGAAACAATGGCTTCTAAAGAATTATGATTCCTCATATGGTCTTCCCAAGCTAATTTATATAGCTTTTTAAATTCTTCAAAATCCTTTCCAATTTCCTCTAAGATTCTGTCAATCAATCCAGCTTCAGCAAGAGAATCTAATACCTCGTAAGTACTTTCTCCTTCAAACTCAATATTTGTATAAAGCTGTAGAGCAGTAGTGATCAATACATGATAAGCACTGATTGAATTTACAGTAACAGTATAGCTTTCGCTTTCTTTTCCTAATGCCTTAATGATTTCTTCAATTGCAGTAATTTTTATTGCAATTGGAACATAATGACCAATTTTTAAGCTTGGGATAGCATGTTCTAATGTAGCTCCCTCTACAGAGCTATTGAATTCCTCAATAATAGTGTCTAAATTTACTGTATTTTCTCCCATAGTTATTTCTCCTTTTCTTTTTTCTGTTTCTCTTTGCGTCTCTTTCTTCTTTGAGACTGAATATATTCATAAGTTTTCCATCCACCATCAATCTTTGAGTATGCTACCCAATAAAAGTTGATATGAGGATATTTATATAGAAGTAATTTTCTTTTCATAGGTGCCACATGATCTGGCATACCTTTTACATCAATGACATCTTCATGTCCGTCTTTATATGTAAGTACAAAATCTGCCACATATTTAATAGGAAGATATTTTTTATCTTGATGTTCAAATCCTTCCTGTAATAAATATTCTTTCTGTCGTTCACAATAGGTGATTTCCCCTGAAAGGATGCCCGGAAGAACAGCATCTCTGTAAAATCTCATCTCAAGAGCAGAGTCGAATACGATCCCATCACACATACGATTATCAGTTCGCTTACTAACATTGTACTTACTGTCTCTTTGTTTCTTTTCGCTCATAGTCCTCCTTATAAAATCCGTATACTAAAAAACAGCAGAAGTACCTGCTGCTATAATGTTCTAAATTAATTCATGCTTACACCAAGCATCATACAGGTGCTTAGTGTCTTCTCTGTTCCAAACAAATAAAATTTTGTTCTGATCGAATCTATTGTCTGGAATGATATCCAAAAGTTCAGCTCCATAGCTTAAGTATTTAAAATTCTGAAGCATATTTGGAATAAATACACATTCATCCGGTTCATAAGTCTTCCCGGTAATTCCACTTGTAGTTTTCATAGTTCCTCCTGCTTATAATTAAAAAAAGAGAGACACATAAAACCTAATGGCTATGTGTCTCTCAGTGATCATTTCTTTTCACTAAGAGATCCGCAAACCTATCTCCATTTCTTCTTACCACGAGAGTAAGAAGAAGGAGAAGAGGAAGGGGATTGAGCCGTTTTGTTGGTCTCAGCGAAAACTTTCTCAATAACGCCTAAAACGTCAGGGAGAAAGTCAGATTTGTTAGTTAAATCACACTTGTCCAGTTTTTGTCTTGTTTGTTCAGCATTGCATTCGCCTGTAGAATATCTCTGACAAGCATCAAATACTTTTCTACAATTGTCTGAATCAAAGATAAAATACCAAGATGGTTTATCTCTATCGACATCACAATGAGGACAGTAGTGATATGCCTTCCCACAACAAAAACAGGTTCTCTGTTTCGTTTCTCCCATGATATTCCTCCATTTCTAAATCGTTTCCAATCAAATAGCTGCCTTATCATCTGACAAGACAGCTTTTAAATTTGATTATTCTGTAGGCATTTTTGGTACGATGATATCGAAAAGTTTCTTTTCTTTATCACAGTACTGTTGCATACACTGGATTTCAAATGGATGTTTACCATCAGTAGAGAATGTTAAGTCTACATTAGAGCTTAACTTAGCCTGTGGGAATACAAGATAAGCATTGTACAGTGTACTTACGTTACATACGTCAGCACCTAAAATCTGTACAATCAGTTTTCCAGCTTTAGGGAATTTTGTAGCACTGTTAGTTACTTTAACAGCTTCAGCTGTCTCATATTCGTATTCAACGAATAACTGAGAACCTTTAGATAAGCCAGTTGGTAATGTTACACTATCTGTTCCTTTAGCATGAACAAATTTATCATCACTTGCAGCTGCACCATTAGTATATTTCTTCCCTAATGTGCTATCACCTTTTAATTCATAGATGTATTTAATCTGCTCTGTAGGTGTGTGTTTTAATGTAACAGCAGTACCAGCTGCAATATCAATTGTTTCGAAAGCTGTAGCAATTACTTTAGACTCAGCATCAGCAACCTGTTTCTTTGTACCAAACTGAGCAGCAGCTAATCCTAAATCGAATAAAGAGTTAGTTGCAGAGAAAGTAGCTTTCTTAGCTCTATCGAATTCCATAATAGGAACTTCAAGAGCATCAGTAGCCTGAGTTGTGTCAGACTCGCATTTAATAGATGGCTCTGTAATCTGATTAATAGACCATAAGATTTCTCCTGTGTCTGTATCTACCATGATTGCACGTAAGCATCTATCGATGACAAAGTTATTAATGTCGAATGTACTTGCCATGTTTAATCCTCCTTGAAATATTTAAAAATTTGTATAAAAAAAGCAGCTCCATAAGAGCTACTTAATCCAATTAAGGTCTTCGGTTTTAATTTTTGAGGTATCTATCATACCTGAATAGCATCCTTGTAAAAGTGCAACAGCTTGTTTCTTTTTCTGAATCTGTTCAACGCTAGACATAAAAGCTGAGATATTTAAATCTTGAACAGATTGATAATCATACTTGAACTCTTCAGTATTTACCATTGAGATAACAAGAGGAAGAAGTATTGGTTCAAACTCTTTGTTTTGATTCATTTCATATTTCATCTTGTCTTCTTCAATAAGGATTTTTTTAGTTTCTTCATTACCAGCGATTTCTACTTTAGGTTTGAGGCCGTGCAAAGATCTAAAATAATCACATATTTTGATATAGGCTAGCTTGTCAATCATGATGTCGTCTTCCATATCAACAAGAACAAGGTCTCCATTTACTTGATTTTGAGCCATCTCAAATTTACTGAGATCAACTCCCATGAACAATCGTTGAGATATGTCAGTTTCAAGAGTTGGAGCCATAAGCATAAATAAATCAAAGTCTTCAACTTCTTCATAGTCTAATCCCAATTTAAAAAGCCTGTATTTCATATCACTAGGAATACAGGTTAATGTAAATACAGCTTGAAAGTATTTGTCTTCACCCATCTCTTTTATGTCTCTAAGAGTAGGCTGATGAATACTTATTGCATCATTGATATAATAATCATCTCCGAAAATGATAGACAGGTCTTTATCCATGATCTACCGTATTGTCAGGAATTTCCTCATGTGAGACATTGTTATGGGCATTATTTCTGTTGTCCATTCGTCCCTGATAAGGATTACTTGGAGTGATCACTCGGAATTTCAATGTCCTGCAAACATATCTGGTATCAGTAGTTCCTGACACATCGTATGTAAGTTTCATTTGAAATCCTAAATTGTTACTCCACTGAAAATTATCTCTGATGCAATATCCTAAAAGATCATGTCTTTCAGCCCCATAAGGAGTAGCGAGATTATCTTCGTGGCAAAATACTCTAAAAGTACATACCTGTTCTTTCATCATCCCATTCCGATCATTGATATCTACATCATCAATGTCGAAACAAATGAAATTCTGAACTTCAGATTGTACTGGTTCAATATGAATTGCAGGAAAAATATTTATTCCCAGATATTCATCTGGAGAGTTTGGATCAAGTTTTGGGTTATCCAAAAGTTCGATAATATCAGAATCATTGTAAAGAATTTCTTTAATAATCCTTTTCTTGTAGATAATATCATCATCTATGTTCTGAAAATCTCTTATCATAATCCAATCACCTCCGTCTGAAATTCAGCTGTTAAATCATCTACAAATGCTTGGATGGTGATCGTCTCACCAATTAGAGAGTACACTTTATGACATTTGATATTCACTGTTGTGTCATCACAAACAATATCAAAGTCATCTAAGTGACCCTGTGGCACTATAACATTCCACTCCACTTTTTCAGGAGAAGAAGTAGTACCATCTCCACGTTTAATAACAGTAGAGAATTTTTTAGCACTACCGCCACATTTAATCTGTGGTTTAGCACCAGCAAAGTTGATCACCAATTTATCATCTGGAAGATCAGGCAACGTAGGCTTGTCTTCATCAGTTTCAAGAGTTGGTGGAACTTCGGTTTTATAATAGTCGGCAATCAATTCGTCCACATTGTCTGTGTGACCATTGAAAGCATCTTGTTTTAATGTAATTTTTGTAATCCCAAGAGGAACTGCATCCTCTCGTTTTGTAACCTTCCATGCCACTGGATGTAATGGGTTACGTGTAATTAAGAATCGTGTATCGTAGTCTATGGTGTTTGTAACATCATTTGTTGGAACCCAGAATGAAATCTGGTTTTCTATACTCGTGATCAAATAATCTGTCCACACACCAGAATTGTTCTTAGTTTTATATTTAAGTCGTTAGCTTAAATAGTTTTAATTTACATATAAAGAAAGATATTTATCATATTTTCGTTGTAGATATATATTAGCGTCTTTATACATCCAATCAGCGACTATTTTTCCGTTTTCACCATAAAAATCAATTACTCCAGTAAAGTCGTTTCCCTTTTTTGCTGGTCTTAAATTAGCTTTTATGTCTGGAAAAAATTTAGATATCACTTCATAAAATTTAGAGCAAAACTTTTTAGTAGATGTGATAGAAATAATGTTTTTTCTTACACAGCCATTTCCATCAAAATATCCCCTAATAAAATGAGAATGTAAATCTTCTCTAAGCCATGTTGGGTATTCTAAACAATAGCTTTTTCTTGGAACCATTCCAAGTGACTGTAATTGACGACACATATATGCACTAAAGATTAATAAAGTATATTGATCTTGATATGTATATCCAAAATCATGCTTATTAGAATTATCTACAAATCTTAAAGGATGTTCATTGCCAATTTCCTTATTAATTCTTTCAAGGATAGGACGATCACCTTTCTGTAAAGACATAGATATAGTCTGTTTAGGCATATAATTAGAACCATCTGCATCTAAAAATCCTAAAATATAAGCTTTTTCTGGAGTATCTATTTCATCAAAATAATGTTCATTTACTTTATAAGTTCTTTGGCCATTACCAATTCTTTTGATTCCATAAGTGTCCAGAATCCTTCCAACAAATTTATGATTGACACCATATTTTTTACCAATTGCTACAGAAGAGACTCCATCTCTATACATTTGAGCCATATCGTCTTTATGCTTTTGTGAAACGTCATTATGAGTAAAACGTCCACCCTTTAAATCTTTTATAATTTTATGAATTTCAGGATATCCATCTCCTGTAATGTCTACAATTTCTGATAAAGTTTTTCCTTTTTTAAATAAATTTCTATAATAATCTGTTTCGTATTTCATTGAATTTCCTCCTAAAAATTTCAATATAAAAAAGACAGTAATTGTTGTGTTAGGAGCACAACAAAAGAGGAGCTACCTCCTGTCCTGTCTTAATTAACTATTTATGTAAACTAAAATCCTTATGCTTTCACACAAGAGAAGAGCACATCAACACCATATTGTAAGTACAACTTAGGTGGCTCCCATTTTCAGGCACTTGCCCTACTTTGCTCGTTGAAGGTTTCTCTGTTCGAGACTTCCCGGCTGATTGTCCAATTTATTTTTTTTCAAACATTCACGCTCGCCCATATTTCATGACCACGTTGTAGTAAAATAACTTTAAGGAGTTTCCAGCAAAAAGAGAGCTTTTTCACTAACAAGTTTCCCTGATAGTGCGCACGAATTTACGAATTTCGGCTGCGGATCGCACCAAGACATGAATACACTTTCCCATTTGCAACCCACTTAAAAGTCCAATTGCAAAGAAGAATATTGTACCGATAGAAAAGAGGATGATTATCATGATCAACAATTAACCAAGTACTAAATTCCTCATCATCATTGACAGGAATATCTACGTAAGTTCCCAAAGGATACTTAACACCCGGTCTAAACTGTAGATGATAATCAATTGCATCTTTACTGATACTGTTTTTTGTATATGCTAAAAACTTTGCGTCAACATCTTCACCTAATATCCTACATTCCCGAAAGGCGGGGTCCTTTGTGAATGTGACATCCATAGCTTTCAGCGAATGGGCTCTGTACTTTTTAGAAGCAGCAGTACTATGAGCACCATTATTTAACCTATTTCTATAACTCTCTAGACTCATCTACATCATCCTCCTTGATATGGTCAACAAGTGATGTAGCATCGAGAATAGCTTTTCTATAAGCTGCATGATCGTAATCTTCTTTTAATGCTTCATCTCTAGCCTGAGCTAAGATAGCAAGAAGATCTAATACGACTGTCTGATTAGAAAAGATTTTATTGTATCCAGATAATTTCCATAATAATCCTGCAAAGTATCTATCCAAATTAGGATCTTTTTCTTCACGCATATATAACAGCTTGAAGATGGAATTCTGAATAGTCTTTTTATGAGCATGGATCTGCTCCTTTGGAAAATTTCCATATTTGCTATTCATACATTTCTCCTAACTATTGTTCTGTCTAAATTTTTCTGTTTGATAATCTCTGTAAGCTTTTTGTTTTTCTACTCTGATCTGATCTCTCAAGGCCATTACCTTATCTAATTGATTTGATTGAGCATAAAATTTTTCTTCAGCTCCACCAAAAATCTGTTTAGTAAGAAGAGTAGAGTTCACCTGAGGGCGAATCCATTCTTCTACCATAGACAAGGCTAAGATTTCAATTTCAATATCTGAAAGATCATCTTCAAAGACCCCTTCAGTATCATCTCTCTTGGAAAGATCAGAAGTACATTTGCTAAACTTAGAAATACTTGCAGTTAAATAACCTAACAGCATTTCATTGGCATCTTTATCAGATAGATCAGCAAAATCATAATCTTCGATCTTTAATAAGAAAACAGAGTAGATGCGTTCATAAGAGGTCATAATACACCTCCTAGAGCACTAACTTAGCAAACTCAGTTCCCAGTGATTTGTCGATTGTTTTCACAATACGAATACTATCCAGCTGTCCATCTTTAATAAGTTTTGCAGCAGCTGTTCTAGCAGCATCTTTTACTCCTTCAGGAGCACTATTTAAGAATGACTCTAAAGCATCTGGTGTCTTATCAAAGAAGCTTCTAGGATCATCTAATCCATAGAACTGATTTGTAATTTCCTGTAACTGAGGGTTTTCCTTTAAGAAATCTTCATCCATAACAATAAAATAAGGATAAAACAGGTAATCGGATTTTCTGGCTAACATTGCTTTTAAGTCCTGATACTCAACATCAGTAATTTCTCCATACTGAAGCCACTCATATCGAGTACGAGATTTTGCGAATGTTTCGTGATAAATTAATTCTCCTGTTGTTACTGACATACAAGGAATTAATTCCTCCTTGTCAAACACACGAGCTTTTGGCTCTGGTTTAGGAGTAGCTTTTTTTGTTCTAGTTCTTTTCGCTGTGGACTTAGCAGCAGCTTTTTCCTCGACTGCATTTTCTGTGTTAGTTTTATTAGTTTCTGGCATTTTAATATCTCCTTTTTAATATCAAAAGAGCCAGCATTTAACTGGCTCAGATTTTATCCTACTGTAAATTTGTAAGTTCCAAATAACTGGTTGATAACAACATTGATACCAAGTTTCTGCATTAACTCGTACTCATATGTCATATCCTGGTTTGTTGCGCCATCATTGACCTGTTTAACAATAGCTTCACCTTCATTAACAAGCTTGATAGGTTTGTTATCAGCATCAATAGGCATTAACAGTAATTTCTTATTGTCAAGCTTTTTGTTTCTTGTTCCCTGTTCATTAACCTGAGGGATAGCCATTAATCTGATTCCTTCGAACTGTCCTAGTGTACCAGTTGTATGTCTTTCATTTCTCATATCGTCTGAAATCCAAGCAGATGGAGAAAGAGCGATAACCTGAGAAATAGCAGATCTTGTACCACAGATAACAACTTCTTTACCTGTATCTGTTTCAAGATTCTGAACAGCTTCAATTAATTTATCAGCTTCTAATTTACCTGTGATCTTTAAGTCTGTAGGTAATTTTTCATCAGCTCCCATGAAAGATTCATAGATCATGTCATTGATCTTTCTGTCAAAAGCTTCATATACTTTTGTGATCATAGCAGCAAAGTCACGTCTACCTGCCATGAATAACTCAAACTCTTCATAGATCTTAATTCCATACCAGTCTGTAGTAACAGAGAAGCTTTCTCCGATTCCTAATTTCTGGCGGATTAAGTCGTGATGATTACCAGCGAATCTACTAACTGTTAATACAGCTTGCTCTTCAACATAGAATACATTCTGATCTCCGTCAGCTAAGTTTCTCTGATCAACCCATTCCATGAAGAAAGGATTGTCTCCCCATCCACTTACAAGTAAGTTCTCTAATGTTTCCTCTAACAGTTCGAAAACTTCTGTCTGATGTCTACGGATAGCTTTTCTAAGAACTTTACGATTCTTTTCATCTTCAGCAACTCCAAGAACCTGAGCAAATTTCTTTCTGATAACAGTATTAGCAGCACTTTTAGCATCTGCAACACCGTCAATTTTCTTCATTTTGTCGTTAGCTGCGTCTAACATTAAAGCAGAGAAGTCCATATATTCCTGCTCGCCTTGTTCAAAAACAGCCTGAACTGTTTCTCCCAGTTCGCTAAATTTCATAAGTCTTAACATATATTTCTCCCCTCCTTATTACGCTGTAGCCACTTCTGTGTTTTTCATTACTTCAAGCATGACCATAGTTACACCAGATTTGATGTATGTATAACGAATTTTCGCTACAAATCCATAATCTGTAACAGCTGTTGCTTTAGCAATTTCCTGATACTTACGATCTTTTGCAACAACTAAGTTACCAACTGTAACTTTTTCTCCAGCAGCTTTTGTGATCAGATAATCAGAAATTCCATACATATCTCTTGGAACAAGAGTATAAGCACGAGCACTTTTACCTGCTTCGATCACATAGTTGTATTCAGCCTGTCCAACTGTTGTAGACTGATCATAAATTAATGCTGGGTTAGCAATTAAAACAACCTGACTACCTTTTGTAGGTGTAGCTGCTTTATATTCTTCATTTCCACTTGTTTCTACTGGATCACCCAGAGCAACAATCATTCCATTTTCCATAGCAGCAGCATCGTCAACCACAGAAAAAATGTGTCCACCACCGAGATAAGTAGCATTGATCTTACTTGTCTCGACAACACCGTATTTTGTATTTGCCATTAAATTTTCCTCCTTGTTTTTAGACATTAAAAAAAGACACCGCACAGGCATCCTTCAAAATTCATATATTATTTTTCAAAATCATCAAATAATGAACCATATGGTTTATTTGCTGTAGATTCAGGTGATTTTCCACCAACACTCATACCAAATTTATGTTTAGCAGGATTTTTATAAGCAAATTCACCACTGATAGCAGCTTTTCCAATGATTTTTAAACATTCATTTTCTAACTCTCCAACAGAGAATTTTTCGATCTGTTCATATAGAGCAGAATATTCTTCAGAACCTTTTAATTTTTCTTGGAAAGAATCTAACATGGCTGTCTTTTCTTTCTTGTCAGCCTCTTTCTTAAACTCTCTAAGAGTTTCTAATTCAGGTTCCATTGCTTCATAATCAGCAACCTTTGATGTTAATTCACCAATTTTAGCTGTATATTTTTCTTCAACTGTCTTTTCAGTTGCTTTTTCAGCTTCATATTTAGCTTTATCAATCTCAGGTTGTACAATATCAGCAAGAGAGAAGTCTTCAGCTGGTTCCTCAGAACCTTCGAAATCTACAATTGTATATTTCTTTCTTTTCTTAGAGTCAAAATCAACTTTAACTTCATCGCCTGCAACATCAAAGCTGAATCCAAATAATTTGTATCCATCTTCTCTGTCGTAAGCATAAACTTCTCTGCTGTCTAGATCATAGTCCACTACAAAATATTTAGAATAGCTTCCCCAGTCGGTTTTAACTTTCTGATCAGCAAAAGCTTCACTCATAGCTTCTCCGAGATTACTAGACAGTAAGAATTCTTTTGTCTCTTTCATCTGTGTTAATTTTTCAGTCAAGGCTTTTTCGTCCATGTCTGCATATTCAAAATCAAGAGACTCTGGATCAAATCCAAAAGATTTGATAAGTTCTTTCTTATTCAAGTCATGTTCCTCCTTTTTCTTTGTGATTTCTGTGTTTTTCATTTCAAAACAGTACTGTTTAAAGTCTTCAAACATTTCATCCATTGATTGTTTGAAAGTATCTGCACTATATGTTTCTAAACATGCTGATTCAAAACATGGTGGAGCACTCTCTAACAATGTGAACGCCTGAAATTCAAAATCAGTAACATGACACACACCATCAACCATTTCATATGAATTAACACCAATCTCCATGGATTGATCTGTAATACCATTTTCTTTGATGTGGTCATAAACTGCCTGACGTTTCCACAGAAGGACCTCACAACAAAAATAAGTCTTCACACGGCCATCATCTTCAGTAACATTTTCCCAATACCACTGTGGAGACTCAGGAATTACACCTAATGGATCAGTCAGATTGTATTCTTTCAAAACCCCGTTCTTATCTTTTCTAAATGTCGAGTCGTGAGAACCAATCTTGTCTTCATCGATTGAATAATTTGCTACAAGAGGTACGTAAGCAAGAGAAGAAGTAGCTTTTTCAAATGATTTTGTACTAATATAGCTACCATTTCGGTTTTTGCCCTCATAAGCAATGTGTAACATTCCTTTATCAAAAGTGCTATTTGCAGACACAATGTCCTCAATATAGGCACTGTATTTTAAACTCATTTTTGTTTTTTGTTTGTTTTTAGCCAAATTTCATCTTCACCGCCTTTCTTTTTGTTTTTTACAACTAAAAAAAGACCTCAGCGGTCTAGAATGTCATTTTATTTGTGAAAACCATCTTCATACGGTCATCTAATGAAAATTCCATATCTACGGCTTCCAATTTATTTTCAAAAATATAAACCGTATGATCTTTACATTTTTCAACTTTTAACAGCTTACATTTTTGTTCTAATTTTTCTTTTAGTTGCTCATCTATACAAAAGATGAATGGTTTATTCTCCATTTTTATTCTCCTCTCTGGTTGCTATACCTTCCTCAGTCATATCATCAAGGTTCTTTTCTTCAGCACCACCTTTAGAGTCAGTTGTACCTGTATTAGATGTATAAGAAGAATTAAGAGGCTTCCATAATTCATCTAATCCCAGTGCATTTTCCAAACCAGTATTCTGCATAACTTCATAAGGCGTATAACCCAAAGAAGTAGCAAGTTCCATTTTTACTGGAACACCTAAGGCAGCAGCATCTTTTCTCACGTTGATATAATCTTCTTGTGTGAAATATGTATATCTGTGGAACTTAATAATATAATTTTCATCAATATTGTTTTTGATGTACATCTGAGCCCATCTCTCAATCTTAACTAAGAAATCTATGGCTACAGTTTCATCAACTTCTATAGAATGTTTCAATCCAACAGATCCACCTTTGTCAGAATTGAATAACATTTCAGATACACCAACTTTGCTCATTAAATTAGATAAAGAATTAGCAAAGATATCGGTGTCAGACGTGTCATTTGTTTTAAAAGGAACGACTTCAAGATCACATGGGCTGTAAGCAGTTGCAACCAAAGAAGGAACAGCTTCACTTAAAAGTCCATCCATAGCTTGTACAAGATCTAAATCAACAGCAAAATCATTGATTTCTTTTGTACCAGATAATAATGGGATTTTTTGAAGTAATAAGACACTTGCTTCCAACTCTGTCTTAGCTTTGATTAAATTTTCATAGTCTAAAAGATCAATCAAAGACACAAAGAGTGGAAGTAGATATGGAAGCGGAAGAAGTGGATCGTTTCCAGAAATGATACAAATAGAGGTTTCCATAGGAATTTGAAACCATTTGTAATCCTGACCATTACTTTTGTAAGCATTGTAGCCAGTGCTAAATACAGAATCCCACTCTTCAAGATAAATACTATTATTTCCCTGATCAAAGAAGCTTGCATCAAAGTCAAATCCATAAACACCATTGTCTACCTGAGTAACTTTGCAATATTTAGCTTCTAACTGGTATAAAAAGCATTCATCATCTCCATTGTCATAAACAAATCCAAAATAAGCACCATCTCTAAGTGCTGTTGCAATAACACCGGGCATATCGGCTTTAAAATTAATTCGCTGAACACCTTTTACAGCTTCTGTATAAGAAGTAATGAAATCAGCTTGTCCACCATTCGATAAATCTTCTTTAGGGACTAGCTGATAGTTATATAACAACATAGAAGAGTAATATTCGATTAGTTTCCGATATGGCATACTTACTCTGTATAACCATTCAGAAACAGCTCTGATATTGTTAATGTTTGATTGTGGATTCTGAATATACTGTTGTAGTTTAGCTTTTGTGTAACGAGTATAACTACGACTTGTTTCTTTGTTAGCTTTTTGTAAAATTAAACTATTGACCTGACTTTGACTGAAAGTAGAAGCAAAAGGTCTTGAATAATTTCCTGATTGCATTTGTGTAACTTTACGTTTTATGGGTTGATTCTTACGCACGGGTTTCCCAGCATTTTGTTTTTTCGCCACATTATCCAAGTTCTTTCACCTCCTAGTATTGCTTCCAGTTAAATTTGGCCGGACGAATATTAATAAATTGTTGTGTATAATCAGTTTTCTTTGGTTTACGCTTAGTAATATGCTCACGTCTTCTCTGAGCTAACTCCCAAGCGAGCATGGCGATAACATAAGCTCTATCGTCATGCATTTTATTAGCTTTCTGGGGATCAAGATCAAATCTGTCCTTGCCAGAAGCCTGTTTGAATCGATAAATATTAACCAATTCAGTTTTTGCGTGATCAATCTGTTTCAAAGCAATCTCTTCATAAGTGGTTAACTTGTGAATTTGAGTATCAACAGCGATTTCTTTCTTGCTTAATATTTTTTCCTCATCTTCGGATGGGAAATAATCACGCAGAGTACGATTACCATTTTTATCAATCTCATAAATTAGGTTGATAAATCCCTTTCCGTCATACTCATTCGGAAATTCAATCAGACCTAAATCCATCATTTGAATCAAAGATTCAAACATTTCAGACTTATATTTCAATGGGGACATCAGTTTTACGATGTCTGGGATAGCATTAGGGAAGTTTCTAGCTTCCTCGGCAGAATATTCCTTATCAATCAATCCTCGATGCATTAATCCGTCTGAATCTTCCCAATCCTCTAAGAAAAAGTCAGTAATAGGCACGCCGGCTCCTCCAGAACCTGCATCAACTAAAAATCTCTTGATATTTTGGTAATCAGCAACGCCATCACCGTTATAATCTAATAGTAATTGTTTGATTGCTTTAATCTGATTTGGGGTATTCATAGGAGTTTTATTAGCTTTGAAATAATCTTGAAGACATACAAGATTGACAATTTTCATTTTTAATCCCTGTGTAGGATCTTCATAAAGTTCTCCTATGGCAAGAGCAGAATTATCATGTGATCTAGCAGGGTCATATGCAAAAACATACTCTCTACGACCATCTGGATTTTTAAGAACTGGAATTCTGTTGTAAGAGTTCTTAATGATCCTTGCTCTTTTAATGATCTGACCATCTCCACCTTCATTTGTGAAGATGTTATAATATTCACGCAATGCGGCTTCCTTATCTGTTCGCATAGCACTGTCTACAGTACTTTGACTTAACAGAGGTTTAGGTAGTCCAATGCCTCTTTTTGTTGCTTTAATAATGACATCACAGCTAATATCAGCACAAAAATAGTTTTTATCTCCTGCATCCATTCGTAGGCTACATTCTCTGTACTTTTTATAAAAATACTGGTCAGTACGACCTGCAGAAGAGCAGTAGAGTAACTGATTTTCGAACATAGGTGGTTTCATAAGCATTTCAGAACCATCTCCATTTGTTCCTAATGCAAAATCAGCGTTCTGAGTTGTAAATGGTTCAGAAGTATCAAATAATTCATCTGGACTGTTCATTGCTTCATCATATACATTGCAATTGCTACGCTTGGAGCGGTTGTTGTTATATGCACCGTTCAAAGTAAAAATCTGTGCATCATTGTACAATTGATGATGATATGAAGCAGGATTGTGAACAAATCCATCTTTATTTGCATGAGATTTAATAATTTCACTTGCATAAACACTTGTAAGTGTTGTAAATGAAGGAACTTCATTCTTTGTGATCTTTTCAAGCTTTGAATACATTTCAATAGACTGTGATCCAACACCGCATAGAATATAAGCGGTGAAGTTTGGTACTAACAGCGATTTAGTCATCAAATAGATAGATGCCAATGCACTTTTACCACCATTTCGACTCATAGCCCATACTGCAACCTTAGAAGTCCAAGTATTCATGAATATATAGGTCTGATAGTCCATTAATTCAACACCGAATATCTCTGATGCGAATCTGGTAGGATTCCTTCGGCCCCATTGAATGAACTCAGCAGTCTCTTTGTATTGCTCATACTGACGATTTGTAATGTCATATAGACTAGGTTTTTTGAAGATTTGATAATTCTTTGGGAGATATACACCAGATTCGTGTAATTCGTATTTCTTACTTTCTCTCAATAATCAATCACCTCACCATCTTCAGTCATGAGGCGCTTTTCAATTAGAAAATCTTTAAGATCTCTGTTTTCTACGAGAAGGATTCTTGCCCTTTCAAGAGCTTCATCACGTTCTCTACTATATTGTTCAACTAACTCAACTTTAATATCTTTGATTTCTGATGCAATGTTCTCATCATAGCCAATCTGTTTATGACGAGCTTCTTCTGAAATCTCTGCAACCTGGCGCATTCCTTCACAAGTACCAATATCAAAGGTGTTAATTTCTGCCTCTCGGAACCCAATATCTCGTAAATGCTTTTCTTTCCCGGACAGAGTGAATGCACCTTTGGATTTATTATTGTTATTTGTGATAGAAATACCATTTTCTTTAGCTAATGAGTTAATATTATTGACCAGTTTTGAAACTGTTTCAGATAAGTTTTTGACAACAGCATTGTTCTGTACAGCAGTTGTAACATCAATCGTGTACGCATCAATAGCTGCGTTAAGATTTGTGATCTGAGCTTGTGACTTAACAATTTGGATTGCAGCAATCATCTTCATTGCATCATTCTTAGTTTCTTCATCCAAAAAGTTAACAAGCTGAGAGTAGAGTAGAGGCATGTCTTTTTCACTTGGGTATTCATCAAATGGATCATACCCAATGATTTTAATGACATCCTTCCTATTTTGTTCATATGCTTCTTTAAGAGCTTCAGCATCGGTATAAATGGATTCTGTTTTCACCTTCGATACATGAGTCATATCTTTAAAAATATCACTATCACGCCAACGCTTACCATGATACTGATTCAAACCAAGACTTGTTAGATAAACACCCCATATAGTTTTATTTTCTTTCTTTTTACCTCTTTCTGGAGGCTTGTTTGCACTGAATACAGCAGTTCCCCATAAATCTTCATAGAATGGCTTATCTAAATACTCTAAAGCATCTTGAACGCTTTCTCTTGTCTCTCCAAGAAATTCTCCAGCATCAGTTTTTCTACGAGCAACAGCAGTAGAACAATCTTTACAGATTCTTGTAATACCTGTTAAAACTCTAGGATCTGAACTACTATAGAATTTTGTCTTTGGAAGATCTTTGTTGCAAAAAGGACAGCGAAATGTTTCTTCTTTTTGCGCTTGTACCTTTTTAGCAGAGGATTGTGTACGGCGCATTGCAGTTTTCGCCATATCTTACTCCTAACTTAAATATATTTTTTCAGAAGCGGTTCTACCCTTACCTTCTTCAAAGATCGTAAAGTAGGCAGCAGAATCGCTTGATTGTAAAATTTTCTCAGCGAATGGATCAACACCCATTACACTTGGAACATTAATAACTTCAGCATGACGACCAACATCAGAGCTTTCTAGATGATGTATGTGACCTGCAACCAAGTAGTCTAACTTTACACCATAGAAGTTCTGAAATTTACCATACGCATCTTTAATGTTCTTTTTATCACCATGAAAAGCCAGAACATTGAAACCACAGATGTTTTCATAGATCAATCCAGTGGGATTCTCAATTACCTCAATGTTCGGGTTATTCTCTAATAATATTTTTAACATTGCTCTTACTACGATACCAAGATTTTCATGAGTGAAAGTACCCTTAGGCTGTCCAAGCATTCTCAATTCACTATGGTTACCATCAGTCATGTGGAATTTGATTCGTGCGTATTGAGACAATTCATTTAACCAATTTGCAAGAAAATATCCATATCTTACAGAGCTATCAATAACTCCATATCGCAATATGAATAATTGTCCAACTCTCAGAAGACCATCAATAAAGTCTCCAAGAGAGAAGATGTGTAGCTCTGATAGATTATGTTCATCAATCAGGCCAATTGTGTAGCTTAAAAGTTTATACATTCGATCTTCAAAGATTTCTGGGTTATATGAATTGATAATCTCACCTGAAAGGCCTTTAATTTCAAATTCAACACCATAGTGTTCATCTCCGAAGAACAAACAACCAGCTTCTCGATTATGAGTTACCGGCAATAAATCTGGAATTATAAGAGGCTCAAGATCTTTCATTGCCAATCCAATCTTTTCAAAGATCAGATCATCTCGACCAATCTCACGTTTCCATCTATTTAATTCAAGTTTTTCTGTTTGAACCTGTGTCTTCAAAAGCTCTAACTCTCTAGTTTTAGCTTTCACGGCAATAAGTTCACTGCTCTGAGTCATATCAGAAAATACATTTTCATAATATTTCTGAGCGTTTTGATATTCTTTACGATACTTAGACTCCCCATAGTTGTAACCAAGTTCTTTATTAAGATGTTTGGCTAATTCTTCCCAACTATTGCCTATAATACCGTTACTCTTCATGTCACACAGTCTCCATATGTACTGTTTTTCGTTTTCGTTTTCCTGTCTGCTTAAATCTACCAATGTATCTTAACCCTCCCAATCTTCGTTTACCAGTTCCTTAAATCTATCAGTGAATTTACCATATGGTTGTAGTTTTGCAGGAACTGTAATAGGTTCTCTGTTCCTTGGATCAACCAATTCCTTTTCAGGAATATACCGAGATCCCAGTACAATACCAGAAGCGAGAGAAATTTCAGTGTCTTCAGCGTCATTAGTTTCTTTCATAATCTTCATAACACAATCAGGAATGGCATCTAACACGATTTTACAATCGCCTTTAGTGAAACCTGTTGCATCAGAAACCATTGAAACAAGATCACGTTGTTTGTGTTTAAAATAATCTCTTTTTTTCTTTTTCAATTTTCCAGCACCATCCTTTTTATCATTTCTCCGGGTTACAGTCCGTGCTTGCTGCTCATAAAGAGTCAGCGTACACATTTGGACATAGAGCTACCGATCAGAATCGAACTGATAACCTATCGCTTACAAGGCGATTGCTCTACCAATTGAGCTACGACAGCACAAAAAGAGTACATTGTAACTACCAACAATGTACTCAAACTTAGAAAAGAGGTATAAATTATGATTCCTACAAGAAATCTTAATAGCTTTGTAAATCTTTCTGAGGTATGAAACAACAGTAGAAAAGCGCAATAATCAAAACTTCACAAGAAAGGAGATAATATGATTCCTCAGAAAGATTAACAGGGATAACTGGATTTGAACCAGTGAATACAGCAGTCAAAGTGCTGTGCCTTACCACTTGGCGATACCCCTATATGTATTTTAATTTTAAAGCAGGTCTTCACCTTACAGTCATTTGTGGAATAGTTTGTTCTGCAACATAGTAGATAAGTCTGAGCTTCGAGGAGCTACCTCTAACTTCTTACCTAGGTCTAAAAGACCAATTCTATGACATGACTAATACATGCAATGTCAACCCACCATTCAGAATTAAGTTTTATTGTTATATACTCTATTAGCATATATATTCATTTTGAATTTGAACTTACCCTTAACTGACTTGAGCGACATACCAGCGACTTTTCTTATACACTGTCTTTTGAACAGCTTCACATCAAACTACATTATTTGGCTTTTCCACCTTTTACGTACCTGCCAGAGCACGCATTGAAGTGGATTATTCTCCACAGGAGCGTCTATTGTTGTAGCGAAAAGTTCTGTGCGTTAACCAGACCAAAATGCTGCACAATATCCATTTGCTTGAGAGTTTCTCTCTTGTCCATATCAGATCACTCCGACATAAAAAGAGACACAAAGAACGTATCCGTACAATGTATCTCTCCAATTCGACATATGTGCCTAGAATATTTCTCGGACGCATGGTATTGCGTTTTATAACCGAGTTGCTTATGTTTTAAAATACAAACACCCTAAGCTGGATTTGAACCAGCACGAACGGTTTTGGAGACCGTCATTCTACCAACTAAATTATTAGGGCGATATTACTGACATGACAGGACTCGAACCTGCAACACCAACGTCCGTAGCGTTGTGCTCTATCCAATTGAGCTACATGTCATTAAATTCGACCTCAATCCACATAGAAGTTTGAAGTACTGTCAAGGCGAATAGAAGTGATGAACTTCCTCAGAATATCAGTAGAGGTATACATTTCTGATATTCACTAGCCATCAGGGCGTTCGCATATTTGTTGATCTGCGCATCGTGTGCGTCTCAGATCTAATCGTCCCTGTTGAGGGTATCGAACCCACTCGAAGCGCAATGCTACCAGTTTTACAGACTGGTTCGTCTCCTTAACGAGTTAAACAGGGATATAAGCCCGTGAGCTCGAAAGACATCACAGGACAACCTAACGCTGCGACAAGGATTCGAACTTTGAAGCCACCAGGGCACATTAGTTTTCAAGACTACGCCGTTATAACCATTTCGGTACCGCAGCAAAAGCGTACAGAGTGGGCTACGACCCCACGTTACATGTATTCGCATGTAAACCCAATTAGCAGTCGGGCGCCTTAAACCAACTCAGCCATCTGTACATAATTTTTGTAGACCACTTGAAATAAAGATTCTCAAATCACATTGAACCAAGTTATCGAAAGCTTCTACATGTCTTCGTCCGTGCGCATCAGACTAATCATTTTACGATGTGTGATTTATTTATACTGTCTTAACAGTTGGTTCACCAAATCTGTCCACAAACAGTCTGGATCTCTCATCAATTACTTGACTAAGTATACTTTTCGGTATTTCTTCCCAAATTTTCTAACTTGGGAGTGAGAAGAGAAGTACATGTCGATGTGTTTCCCTTTTACGCCGCCTCCGACATCTTCGGCTACCAGTGTCTTACCACCAATTCTCACTTTGCTACCGAGTTTAATTTTTCTTCGATCGACTGAGATAGTTCTACCAGCTTTTGCTCTGCGTCCAGAAGCAGTACGGTTTCCCCATCCACCAGAACAACTACGACAACCACAGTAAGCTGTGATTTTATATGTTCCTAAACATTTGACTTTTTTGCTCTTTGCTGAAACAGAAGAAGTAAGTCCTCCAACTGAAATCAACAAAGCCATTAACAGTGCGATCATTGAAATTTTCTTTTTCATGTTTGTCTCCTTTGGTTGCTTTTACAAGTTTCCTCTGGAGGTCTATATATGTTATGGACAGTTGCAAGTCTCGGATGTCATCTCTGATTTTTGTTTTTAGCATAGACCTCGGAACCTACGAAGCGAATATTCTTTGTTGAAACAGCGTAGGCGTGAATCTTTGATCCACTGGCATTTTGAGATTTTATCTGTCCGAATAACCAATTATTTATTCTTGGAATCTTTTTTGATCTGCTGGCGTTTCTTGAATGGGACTGGTTTCAATCCCCATGCAGATCTTAAATCTTCCAGTGAGTTGTAATGTTCAGTTACTGTATTCCTTTTCATTACTTATATCCTTCCTTTCATATATCACTATTTTACCACCCCTTCAAAACACTAGGTTTTACCTGGGTTTCTGAGGGGTATTTAATGTGGTAATTCTGCTCACCACTCAAAAATTTCCCTTAAAATACACTTTTTAGTATATATAATTAACTCTTATTTTCTTTTCGAAAATCTGATCTTTTGAGCATTTCCTTATCCTTCCTTCCATATATCACTATTTTACCACCCCCTGAAAAACGTAGGCAGAACCTAGTGTTTTCAGGGTCAATTAATGTGGTAATTCTTTTTGCTGGCCTTATTTTTTGTCAGAATTATAGTATTTAGTATATCTATTTAACTGCATTTCACTCTTACAAGAAGTACAATACTGTCTAAGCCGTCCTTTACGATGCTTTTTCTTTTTTGAGATGTCTCTAAAAGGTTCTCCACAACAGGAGCATACAGAAATCTCAGGATATCCAATAAAGTGAAGATATCTGTTCCCAAGATTCTTAAAGTCTGTAATCTCAAGAGCAACATCTCCTGAATCGGCAAGAATATCTACAGAGAAGTTTAAGCTGTTAACTTTCTTGCTCATTGTTATACAATCGCTTCTGAACAGTCTGCCGATTATTTGGCATCTACGTTCTCTTGTACCTACTGTATTACCCAATGAGAATAAATCTTTGTAGTCTGTATTCACCCAATTATTATTTTGAGGATTCAGAGCATTATAATACTTGGCCAAACAAAGAGCAGTGAAGAGGATCTTTTGATCTCTAAGATTCTCTAACCCATTTATGGTTTCCATTTCAGACTCATAGATCGGCAGTGAATCAATTTCCACAAGAGGATACTTTTTAGCTTTGTGAATGATCTCATCAATGCATGAATACCATTTAGCTTCTCTGTAACTCTCACAGGACTCTTTTAAGAACTCATTGATAATTTTATATACCTGTGCAGGTTCTAAGCCTTTCTCGTGGATGTAATACTTTGCAAGCAGGGTAGCAGTATATGGTATACTGCCTTCCAGCTCTTTTGTTTCTAAAATTTTTTCTACCAGTGTTTTTTCATTCAGTACGATATTAATAACAATCAGCCTCCTCAAACATAGATGATTCAATTTGTTTAATAGTTTCAATGACGAAAGAATCTCCGTCATATTCAAAATCTCCTGATTCAGCTCTTACAGGATAAGAGATCTGGTGATAGTTTCTCTCTAAGAGTCTTTGGACAAGGATGTCTCCAAACATGTCCCATACAAACTGCTTACTCTTACCATTGGTGTAGCAGAGGTCAAGAAGAATGTCACAAGCTTTCTCAGGATCAGGAACAGCAGTGGAAACAGCTTCTCTGAACAACATGACTCGGTTATTGATGATGTCTGTTACATTTAGTCCAAAGCCACCCCTGCCATTGATTAGAGCATTCAGGGTTTTCATTTTCTTTGAATACTCGCTGTATAACTTCTTAAGAGCATAATAATCATTCTTGTTGTACTCATGATCTCTTTTGAGAATGGAGAAATCAAAATCTGTTTGTGTATTCAACTTCTTTAAGTAGCCATCAAACTCATCCTCAAAGAGCTTACAGATTCGATTCATTACACAAGGCCCTGTACCTACAGGCAAGAACTTATAGTAGTGATCTAAGAATTCTGCTTCATCCTCTGTGATAGGTTCTGTATCAGCTTTCTTGAGTAATTCATCAATTGTGCACCCAAACCAGATGATGCATTTGTCGTTTGAAGCTTTCACATAATTTGTATAATCCTTTCTTAGGTGAGAGTAGATGTAGATCATGAAGTATGGTTTCTTGTCAGCTACGATTCTCTGATTGAATTCTTTTCGCTTACGATCCTTTGATGAGTCTTCAGGATGGATGTTGTTGTCTTTTCTGTTATACCAGTAAGATGGGATAGGTTTACACACAATGCCCTTCAATTTGTCAATCGAATTTTGTTGGTATAGCTGACCACAAATGATTCTGTAATCCAGTTCTTTAAACTCATCACTGTCAGGAGAGTAATGAGACTGTACTTCAAACTGAGAAGTGATGATGTTTGTTGTGAAGCCAATTTCATCTCCAAAGGCATCCTTGTAAGCTTTTAAAATGTCTTTTCGTTTAGGAACAATCTTGTTAGCTTTGCGTTGAGCACAAATGATTGATGGAAGAGGACGATTGTTTTCGACAAGTATTCTATTGTTAGTTGTGAAGAAGAGATCTCCCGATGTACCCTCGGTTTCCCGATATTTATGGAGAAAGGGGACTAGACTATATCATTACACAGCATAGGTCTTACACTGTGATGCTCGGCACTTCCCTTGGGGAGTTTCACCCTTTTGGTACTCTACTTGCTACCGATACCGTATTCCTCGAATATCAGTGCTTTGGTTAGTCGTTTGACTTTCAATTTCTGCTTAGCACAGGATTACCACCGGCATTACCCGCTGAGGCTCCCCTGTTAGCATATGTGTTAACTTCCATTTCCTGAAGCTACTGTACGTCACATATACACCTTACATTTGTAAGTTCACCGAGTTTTACTTCGACCAAGTAAACTAATCGAAATCGCATCCATTCAATGATTCACATGTATTATCCCAGTCATTGATCACACAAATGGATGGGAGATACTGGAACCAGTATGAAAGCTGCTCATTGTTCTTCACTCTAAGATTGACGATGTTATAATGGCTTGTCATTGGAGCTCTGAAGCAAGCTACTTCATCAACCTGTCTATCGATCCAATGCTTGTGATACATTTCTCCTGCTTTAAGCAATCCTGTAACTTCAAGTCCAAACATGGATTGCATGAGAGCATATGGATCACCAGCAACGATTGAATAATTACCTTTCACTTTAATGCGTCCGATCTTAGCATCTTGGATTCGTTTCTTGATAAGAGAATGAATCTTAGATCGAATGAAAGGATCTTTGATCATCTCAGGTTCTGCTATGAGTGCCTGAATGTATGTAAAAGCATCTGACTGTAAGATATTCTTCTCAGTCATATTCTTACCTCGTAGGAAGAGCAGAGTCTTTCTGTAGTCCATTCCAAGAATGTCTTTGATCTCTTTTATGGTTGGCTCACAAAGCTCTCTTATTTGGTCGTCTGTAAGATAATAGCTCTGTAAGAACTGATAGTTAAGATTCCTTTCAGTATCACATTCTTGTTCGGCTGTCTTGGCAAGAGCAAAGTGATAATCATACTTCTCAATGTTCTCTAAGTAGTCTTCCATAGACTCATATGCATCCCATAGCTTAAACATAGATGTTGTAAGTATCACCTGAGCGTCTCTAACGTCCCTAGGATGGCCCCAAGCATCAATAATGGTATAAGTCTTAGCTACGTCCTCTGCAAAGGCTCTAAAGTCCATACAGTGAAGCATACCTTTACAGAATGGCCATCCTCTCATGTTGCCAGATGGAAGAGGAGTATCATAATCTCCATTCAGTTCGCCATTCCATTGTCTTGCAAGTTCTGGAAGAACTAATCCTTCTCCATCAGATCCATTGTGTACAAACTCTTGATCATCAAGAAGAGTTACTTCTGGCTCATCTGAGTTTGTATCATCCACATAAAGAGCTTGTCCCTTAAAGATCGTCTCACAGTCTTGTACAACAATCACTCCTGATGGTGGAGTAACAACTGTAGAAGAAGAGCAGAAGAGTGCTTTGTACGCTCCGAGCTTGTTTGGTATGATCGGAACTTCTTTATTCCTTCCGGCATCTACTTTCTCACAGAGAGCATCGTATACATTGTCACTGACAAAGATTACAACACTGTTCTTTAAACCTCCTGTGGTTCCTAAGAAGAGATTGTAGTGGAGATCGTTTACAATGAATCCATGCTTGCTGCAGTAGTCATAATCTTTCTTTGTGTCGAAGACCACTGTGAGGTAGTCTGTTTGGAATCGACATTTGTACAGATCATTGTAGAGTAGTGAGATAAGTTCTTTGCTTCCTCTATTGGCTGAAAGCTCTTTGATCTTCTTTCGGATTCTTTTTGCTCTTATGTCTGAATCATAGTCATGGATCAATGAGTCGATTGTTCTTAATGCTTCAGAACTTGAAAGAGTAATAATGTCGTCTCCATTCTCCCTCGCTTCATTGAGTGGTAGAGAAAGTTTCCACTTCGCCTTTCTTAATCGGCTGCTGTGTAGTTTGTAAATATATTTCTGACTCGTTTTTTGCTTAGAAATAATGATCACTCCTTTTTTGATTTTTTATGTGTTGAGGGGAGAGAAGTTTTTTTGATTTTTACTCTCCCCAAAACTTAATCTCTTAGTATAAAAATTTCGGCGTCCATAATTTAAGTAATATTCTTAATGTTACTACGTAACATTAAAAATATTATTAAATCATTTATTTATTTTATAAAACACTATTATTAAATAATATTTAATATTACTGTACCGCCCGATTTCGAAGACGGCATCGTAAGAATAGCGTATTTATGCTGTTTGATACATAACAGGGGGTCTAAAACCTCTTCCAAAAAGAGGACTGATTTTACCATGTTTTTGAAGAAAAATGATAACTTTTCGAACATCTGTTTTGTACCGAACATGTTTCTTCTCATAATACTCATGAATAAAATTCATTGATACATCACTTAACTCTTCTTCAGTCATATTAAGTCCATCGAGAAGTGGTTTACGAACTTTGTTCATATACTTTATGGTGTAATTATTTATCAAATCATCTTTTCTACGCTGCGCAACTTTAATATACTTGTCAGTTAAATTATTCTGAACTCTTTTTTGATACATATAAAATTCATACTCTCTTAGGTAGCTATGCTCTTGTGGGTAGAGATACTCTAAGTTGTATACAAACTTAAAGTATAAGTCTTGAAATTCAGGATATTTTTTTATCTCGTGCTTGAACTTAGAGAATACATTTGTATACATATGAGTTGAATATATGTCAACGTCAGCATTCGTATGATATACAACACCTAAACAGTGTTTGTAGATTTCTTCTTCTCTAGGTGTGAATGGTCGCCATTCAGCTCCAGGATGATTTCTACAAATGATTTTCACATGTTTCTTAACTACACCTCTTTCTTGAAGAGATACAATTGCATTCCTAAATCTTCCTTGAGCGCAATCTTTAATTGCTTCATATGCCGTATGGAAATATTCGACAGGGTATTTAAAATCGCTTAGGTCATAGTCTTTTTTGTTCCCGCAGATAAGTCCAAGTTTATTACACCAGTCATATTGGCTCCAGTTGTCATTAATATGATTGTCCAGAATATAGATGATCATCATTTCTAACATGTATCCAGTACTCATGAAAGGACTTTTTAATTCCCATGAGAAGGGATTCTCAACATATTCTCCTCTTGCTTTTGTCACTTTAACTTGTCCATCTTTTTGTTTTTTTACATTTACGAAATGACTTAAATTAGCTTTATGGACTGCATAGTGACTCTTTCTGCCTTCCTTGTCGATTCCAACTAATTGAAGAATGTCAGAGTATTTGCTGTACTTGTGTCCTTCTTTCAGATTGGATAAATCGAAAAGATGTTGTCTCTCTTTCATGAACCAGAACTGTTCGTTTAGATATTCGTTTCTTTCTTGTAATGTCATTTTTTTGACCTCCTTTTTTGCTGTTTCTTTTTGTTAATTCAGTGAAAAATGCATTTCTCTGAGTAATGACACTTTTCTTTCGATGAATTCACATTACCACAGATGTAGAGTAAAATCAATAGTTTTCTGAAGAAAAAATAAAATTGTGAGAGTAATGACACTTTTTATTTCATTTAAGTACGTTTAAGGAGGCTTAGACTGGGATTTTTATGTCAAGTGTTTTTTGGAAATTTCTTAAAATAGTGCTTTCTTTGGCTGTTTTACTGGGCTTGTTCTGGATTTTTCTTTGATTTGTTGTACTTAGATGGGTAGGAATATGGCCGTTTTATGCGATTGTACAAAAATAAAATAAATTAATTTTTTATATGCTAAAGTATTGACTTTTGAAAAATCAAGTGTTTTTTGAAAGAAATTTAAAAAAATTTTTACCGTGTGGAATTCTCAGAGAAGAGGTTTGCATTTATATAAGAAGAGCTTGGTTTTTGAAAAAATTTCAGAGAGATGGGTTTATAGCAGAACAGGTGTTCTATATTTTAGGGTGTGTTAAGAGGTGTGTTTCTGGGGAAAGTTTTTATGAGGGGGAGGGTGTATGTGGGGGTGTTTGGAAAGAAATGTGGGGGATGTTTTTAGGGGGTTTTGAGGGGTTAAATGGCGTAGATGTGGGGTGGAGAAACGTCTGGCTGAACTTGTGGTATAGAATTACCAGCTATACAAATATCAGCAAAACTGCGATTTAAAAATAGTTTTAAGTAGCCCCATAAACACTTGTAAAAGTCCGTAAATAACTATTTACTTGCGTTTTTGATCAGAAATAGATAGTCAAAAAAGCACGTATTTATGCGGGTTTGAGACCGTTTGAAAAGATTTTTAAAAATAATTTTTTTAGGGTATTGCAATATTTTCGTGGGCGTGGTCTTATACAGTTGTTCAAACGAACAGGGAACTTGATAAAGCAACAACCGGCAAGGGTTGTAAAACGTGCTTGCCAATGATTCAACATAAAAAGGGGGTAGCCCTACCCCTGTATAAAAATCGGGCGTGTACCTTGATAATTTCATAGCCTAAGGACTCTCGTTTTTCGGGAAGTCCGTTACTGTTCGACAAGTCTCCGAACAGGTTCAAAAAATCAGTTTCTTTGGAAACTGAACGACAGGCTAAAACTCTGCCCTGTTACTCATTCGTGACAGGCAGACAAGTAAACCTTTGACTTATTGCCTGTACCCAACGTCACACGAACGTGGTACAGGATTTATAAGAAGTCGTTGCAAGTCCAAAGAAGTGTAGCAGATTTTTTGAATCGGTTCGCAAAAATACAGGTAGTGACAGCCTGTAGACAAACTACCGAACGGTTGAAAGGTTTCCTAAGCGATATATTTTATATTGCTTAGTATAGTCGATATGACAGGGTGTCAAACATTGACGGTTGACCCGAAACACGTCCATATACTATAAGTCCCTGTGGGGGTGGGGTCCTGTCTTTCAAGTGTTTGAAAAGCGTTGTTGTTGACACTATAACAGAGTACCGCCCACGGTAGAAAGTTCTAACAGGCACGACAACGGCTCTCATTCGAGCTGGGTATATTGTGCATTGAATACTACTACTTATCTAGTTCAACGGTAGGAGACTAGACTCTGTGAAATAATAGGCTATGACAGGTGCAACCCCTGTATAGTATCGAGTGAGTGCATGAACACTTGCGAGCGGTCAAAAGTCCCTTTAGGGATAATATTAGAACTCTGTGAGTTCATTAGAATACATCTAACAGGTGTGGTCTAATGAGTTCATAGGAACTCAATGCAACAAATACATATTTTTTAGGGTACGACTGTATCCGGAATAGGAGTTTATCATGAGTAGAAAATCAACAAAAACAACAACAGTAGCAAACATTACACTACCAGTCCGTAAAATGGACTTCACAGAAGCAACTAAAGAATTCCGTACTCTTTGTCGCAATTTCTATACAGATTTTGAGAAAGTCGCAGAGAACAGGGAAGCTCTACGAGCAGAGAAAACAGAGTGTGAAGAACACTTTGACACTCGAGTAAACAATGCTTTTGACGTATCCGAACCTGTGGATACAGACAAAGAATTACCAACGGAGTATGCAGACCTTAGGAATATTCTAGAAAAATATTCCGTAATACAGGCTACAGGTCTGCTTTCTAAGGAAGATAATGACTATCTTTCTGCACTTTGCGATAAGTGGAAAAAAGCTGACGCAAAGATTAGAAACTTAAAAAATCCAGTGCCTGAGAAGTCTCTAGTTGTAGATGCAATCTATGACCTATACAAGGGATGCTCTACAGATATGAGTGAAAACCGTGACGGCTACGCTCGTAAAGTCAAGGGGTTCTTTGAATCTAAAGGCATGACACTAACTTCTTATGGTTGGGATGTGTTCAATGCTTCCATTGGGTTCAATGTGAATAATGACAAAAACTTCTTAGAGACAGGTAAGTTCTTCAACCCTATTAAAAAGAGCAAGTTTGTAGAAAGATTCTATATGTTCTTCTGTGAGGGGTTTGTAAGTGCAGATTGCTTCCCTAAGACTAAGAAAGCACGTCATGTAGATGCAGAAGAACAGGCACCAGTGGCACCTCAGAAAGTTGAAACACCTGAGGAAGTACATGAAAAGTGTGCAGACGCTCGTGCTGAAATCTCAGCTCAGAAACTGGGTACAACTGAGTCCAAACCAATGGACAAAATGACAGTGGCAGAGTTACGTACTTTCATTAAGAAACATGATACAACTGCCAAAGTATCTAAGTTGAAAAAAGCTGACTTAGTAGCTATGGCTACAAAGTTCACAAATGTAGCAGCTTAATCTTACACAAATAAATACCCATAGTGGGTATTTGTATAAGCCTGAGTGGGTACTCACTTCCAACACCTCCAGAGTGAGTACGTCACAGGGTTCAACTCCCTGTACAGGCTATAACTATCAATTTTTGAATTCCTAGTGACTGCTAGGAGAAAGGGGTATACCATGATGTATACAAACAATTCAACAAATGACACGATGCACGAAAACTACGTCAACAGCTTACAGGCAGACATTGACAAGCTCAAAGCAACTCTGTCAACAACAACAGACCCAGATAAGAAATCTTGGTGTGAAGATTATATCAAAGCACTAGAAGAAGAGAAACAGGAATGTAAATACGAAACCTGTGCACTCTGTGGTGGAATCTGTGACCGTTGTTACTACACAGAAGCCTGTGAACGCTACAACGGAACAGGAACGGAAACACCTGTAGTCCGTAATGGGTTAGTAATTGGATAAGGGGGTATAACCATGAGGGATATAACCATGAGTAAGAAAATTAAAGTAGCTGTCTGCAAAGGCAGACACGAAATCCCACAGGCTACAGATGGGGCAATCTTTGGAAACACAATAAAGGAAATGGATCCATTTAGCCTGTTATTAGAAGCATCAAAGAGATTGTTCTCTGACTTTGCTTTACGTAGTGGAGATAGAGTAGACCTGTATGTAACAGGTCTAACAATGGCGACTCTAGCCATAGTAAATGCTTGTCTTTCGACAGGCATAAGGATTGTATGCTATCACTATGATAGAGAAACAGGGAAATATATCCCACAGCCTATGCTGTAAGACAAACTAAAACAGAAACCAAAAAAGCACGGAGAATAAAATAATTCCGTGCTTTTTTCTATGTCTAAAGAAAGGAAATGAAACATGAATTTAAAAAGTACAATTTTATTAATTATTGGGGTCGTTATGATGATATGGGGGACGTTGGCAACAATGCAGAATATTACTGACGCTCTCAGCACACGCACCACAATAGGCACATACAACAACGGAACCATCACGACCAAAGATGGAAACGTATGGAAAGTGTCTAATCACAACGGAATCAGCACAAACAAATCTGTCAAAGTATCTGTCAAGTTTGATACAAAAGGAACTGACAGCGTACTTGATGACGAAATTGTAGAAATCACAGAAGCCAACTAAGAAAGGAAATAGGAATCATGATAAAAATAACTGAAAATCTAGACAAGGCAAAGTTTGAAATGTTAAAAGCACACGTTGTAAATGTACTTTCAGCCCCAGAAAAATGGGTAGCAACAAAAGACCGGTCTAGAATGGTTACACACTGGGGTCGCAAGTGGGAGTTTGAATGTGAGTCAGATACAGAATGTTTTACAACGGAAAGTATCTTTGATGCTGTAGATTGGCTGTACGCAGAGCAAGACCCATACAAGGAAGAAAGCAAACCAGAACTAGAAGTGAAATTCTCAGCAGAAGTGAGTGTACAGGTTACAGATGAGTACATTGAGAAAGCGAAAAGAGGAGCCAAAAGAGAAATCTTGGAACATTTACAGGCTCATTTAGATGTAATGGCACAGCAGTCTTGGGAGCTTTACATAGACGAAGGTGTAGAACAAGGGAATGATATGCACTTAGGAGAGCAGAGAGCCTTTGCAATGACGCTCGCACAGGTAAACACAATTCTTAAAAACTTATAGGAAAGGAAACTAAAACCATGAGAACAAAAAGAGAATTAATGACAGAAATCTTAGAAACAGCTGTAATCGAATCTGTAAAATCAGATTGTGAAGTTGTCCATTACGATGTAGAAGTACACGGGGAGATGCACAGATTACAAGTAATTACAGGTCAATTTTTTGTTGAGTTTCATCATCTGGAAGATGGAGAATATAACTACAATTGTCCACACTTAGTCTATACTTTCGATCCATGGGAAATCGAAGAAGCGTTGGATACTTTCTTTATGATGGATGGAGAAACAGGAGAACTTCATGTTGACGAAAGCAAAATCGAACTTGGTATTGACTCTGATTTTACACCAGAAGCGAAACCAGAAATCACACGAGAAAATATTGAGGAAGCCTATAGTCATGCAACACAGTTAGCTTTCTTGCTTAAGGAAATTTACTTCGGAAACACTAATTAATCAATACATAGAGGGGTAGTGATTTGATATATATCTAGTACAAATTATATATATTTGTAGCTAGAAAATCAGCCTTAGATAGCCAGTAAAGGAAATCTAAGGCTTTTTTTGTATCTATAAATATATTAATTCTTGTGGATGCACAAGAGAAAGGAAGAGCCTATGGGATTAACAAAAAAAGAAATCTGTGAACGCTCAGAAACCATTGCATATTACAGTGGTTTATGTGGCGTAGAAGTGAAACAAATTACTTATGGAATTGAAGACTACATGTACTGTGAGTCTGGAGCTTGGGGTGGTGGTAAGAGCTATCACAAACTGAAAATCCAGACAGACATCAAAGGAAATATGTTCGTTAAATTACACGGGTATAGACTATTCTTAGATGAATTCATTCGTACAGGAAAGGAACAGACAAAGCTATGGGAACAATAACATCTTTAACATTGTTTGAACAACAATGTATGGAACAAAAGATATTCAAACTGAAAACACTAAAAGATTTTGGTCATGCAACTTACAAAGGATTTACACTTCGCAATGGTTATAGATACGGAATCACAGAGGAAGACGGAATCCATGTTGCGACTTCAAACTGGCAGCAAGGGAATTTCATTTACATGTACTTCTACAATGAATTAACAAACCAGTGGGAAGGATTGTGGATTGACTTAGAAGACGTAGAAATTGTGGAAGAGAAAGGAAATTAAGATGGAAATTATAATTATTGCAAGTGCACTTTTTGGGATTATGACCGGATGGGTGTTAGGATACTCAATTAAAGAAGCTGAGGTAAAAGATACAAAGAACTTAGTCGATAATCTGAACAAGTTAACCAGCAAAATAACCGAAGTCGAAAAGGAACTGGCAGAAACCAAAAAGGAAAGAGATTACGAAAAAAGCATGAACATTCATTGGTTCAATGAATATGAAAGAATACGAGAAAAACATTATAGAGAAATGTCAAAACTCCGCCAGCAAACGGACTTTTTCGCAGCTGATGGAATAGACAAGTTTGTGGAAATGCGAAAACTAAAAAGCAAATGTTCAGAAGCTGTCAAGTATGCTATGAAAATGTCTCATCCAGACAACAATGGAAACGCCGAAGACTTTATGAAGTTCAGAAAGCTTTATAAAGAAATAACAGAGCAGAAAGGAAATTAAGATGTGGGAAATTGGAGATAGAGTGGTTGTTACTAAAGCCCCAGGTAGAACAATTGTAGCTAAGCTAGGCTACAAGGGAACAGTTATTGATGTAGTAGATACAAGCGTACTTGTTGAATTTGATAAATACATTGGTGGACATAGTGGAAGTTGGAGTTCTCGTAACGGAAAGTTCGGACATTGTTATTGGCTACATCAGCTTGACGATGCAGACACAATTGGGGCTTATGTAGACTTTGCTTTAAGAGAAGAAGACTGTGTGTGTAAGAAAATCAAAAGAAAAAACAACTTCTACTAAAAGAAAGGCAAGGTAAACATGAGAGAACTTAAATTTGAAGATTGTAAAGTTGGGATGACTCTTAAGTTAAAGGAAGGTTGTCCTTTTAAAAAGTATTGGAAAATAGATCCTAAGGAACCGGTAAAGTGCATTGTCCTAGAGGTGACCGAGAGTCAAATAGATAGCATTTTTGTAGATATCTACTATAAAAATGGGCGAAAATGTGTCCCGAGGAATTGGTATTTCTATACAGAAGATTCAATAATAGAGGCTAACGATTATGAACTAATCTCAAAGAACTTAGAGTATCCGAACAAGCGAAAGAACAATTATTACTAAGAGGTGTAATATGCAGAAAGAAAGAGAAATTCAATTTGAAGATTGTCATATTGGCGATGTTTTTAAGTTAGATAGACGTTCGCCATGGGTTGTGGAATGGATAATGGAATCAAATGGATACATCCCTAGAGAAGAAATCACAGCAGAGATTGTACATATGATAAATAATGGTGACGTCAAAGAAGTTGGGATAAATGTTTATATAGGTAAAGCTTCATATGATCATTATGATACTTCTTATCTCCGAGAGGGAAGTAGGTATAAGGAAGACAATCTTGAAATGAATCTTAAAATGAAAAATCGTATCAAAGCAGGAAGAAAGAACAATTATTATTAGGAGTGATTATATGAAGACAAAAGAAAGGGGAATTCGATTCGAAGATTGCCATGTTGGAGATGTACTTAGGTTAAAAACAAGATGTCCTTTTGTGGAATTTTACCTTACATCTGAAGAAATTCCTGTAGCAAAAGAAGATAAGGTCACCGCAACAGTAGTTCATAAAGAAAAAGATATTCTTGATGTAATAGTACATATAAATGGAAAAAGATGTGAACTATATTGGGATTGTTGGCTTACAAGTTCTACGGCTTATCGTGAACATAGTTTTCACATTAATGTCGATTCAAAGATTAATCGAAAGAACAACTATTATTAGATAGATACATATAAATAAGGTATTTCAAAATCAGTGGAGTGATTTTTGTTAATACATGAAGAAAGGCGGGATTTATTCTCGTCTTTTTTCAAAATAGAAAGGAAATTAAGATGAGCAAATTTAGATATTTAAATGAAGAAGAAACAAAAGTGTTATTACAGGTAACAGAATGGTTAGATAACCATTTCTTTAATCCAGAAAATAAATTCGATGAAGAATATTTTGAGAAATACATGAGAGCAATCATTGACAACACAAGAGAAATGTATGAAGCAGTATACATTTGTGTGAACACAAAACCTGTAACTGTAATGATTTACGACTATGTGCTTGACATCATTATTGCTGATGCACAAGTTGACAAAGAAGCTAGAGAGATTGTAGAGATTGCCTTTACAACTTGGTTAATAAACATGACAGATAAACCATTTGAAAAGATTTTTGAATGGATGGTTGAAGAAAGTTACAGAGTAAGAAAAGGAAGAGAGGATGAAGAAAATGAAGATGATGAATAGATTTGAAACAGTAATGAAGTTAATCTGTTGGATTGCAGCAGTGACATTGGCATGGATGCACGTTTCAATTGTTGCAGTGATTGCACTCGCATTGGTTGGAACTTTTGGAAGCGAGGTTGATTTGAGTGCAAAGTAAACAAATGGGAAGAGAAGTACACTTTGAAGATTGTCATGTTGGAGATGTTTTTAAGATAAGTTTGGATAGTCCTTGGTATGAGAAAGTAGGTCAACACAAATTTGAATTTAGTAGCGTTACTCTATTTACCACACTAACAGTCAAAGTAGAAAAAATAAAACCAAGAGATGGAACTGTTTTAACACGCTTTTATATTGATAATATACCAACAGAGTGTAAATGGTGGTTTTTTAGAACTTCAGGGTCTGATGTAGAAGCACTATCAGATAATCTTGAGTTTCTACCAAAGAGAAAGAATAATTACTGGTAAAGAGAGGTGTGAGAATGGAAGGAAAAAGAGAAGTACACTTCGATGATTGCGAAGTTGGCATGTTTTTTAAGATTGATAAAGACTGTCCATGGATGTATGACAATGAGTGGATGGATGGTTTTGATACATTGACAAACGCAGATGAGTTAAAAGTTAAAATTATCGATAAAGATGCTGATGATAACAGTGTTGAGATAGAATTTTGGGCAGATGGTCAAAAGACAGATATAACAGATTGGCTCTATCAGTTTGAAGACGATCCAGAAGATAGGATTGGAAATAACCTTGAGTTCCTGCGAAAGAATAGAAAAAATAACTACTGGTGAGGTGGTGTAAATGGATAATGAATTAAGAATTGGAATGCAGTTCTTAGAAGTAAAAACGGGAATTGTCTGGAGGCTTACAGACTGGAGGCTTACAGATATGGATTTTATACAAGAAGGGTTTTATATAACAGACATATCATTGTGGTTCCAAGCTGTACATGTAAATACAGATGAGGACGATGTATGGAAAAGTGCATCGTCAATGATGCCTAAGACAATGCTCGAAAGAAGATTGAAAAAAGGCGAATGGAAACAAATAAACAATAGAAAAAACAATTACTATTGATTGATAGTAGAAAGGACATATTATGGAGGATTTAAGATTAGTAACAACAGAAGAATTTAATGGGGTTGATTGCAACTTTTACAAGGCAGATAGTAACATGTGGATGACAAGAGGACAGATTGGTAAAGCTTTAGGGTATCACAATCCAAGGATTGCAATCGGGAAAATACATACTGCACATAGAGATAGACTTGATCCACTTTCAGTTGATACCAATTTAGTGTCTACTGATGGAAAAGAATATTCTACTTATATATATAATGAAAGAGGCATCTTTGAAATCTGTAGATGGTCAAGACAACCAAAAGCAAATGAATTTATGGATTGGGTATGGGACATTATAGAAGCATATAGACGTGGAGAATTCCAGAGAAAGCCTAGGGAAACAGCCATTACACCTGTTGAGAAATTCTTAGATGGAATGCAGAATATGTTCTTAGAAATGAGAGAAGAGAACAAAATATTCAAAGATACTGTGTTGAAGATTTTAGAATCTCAGCAAGGACAGGAAGTACAAAAACCTGTTGAAAAACTTGAAGCTCAAGAGAAAACTGTTAATCAAGTAAAAACAAAACCAGCTGTTAAGTCAGTTGTTAAGATTGAAAACCCTAGATTAGACACTTGGAAGTTCGAAATTGGTGCTAAAGCAGCCTATATTGTTTTTAATGGAAATGAATATAAAACAAAAGGAAAAGTATTCTCAGCATGTTATTCAAAAATGAAGAATGTGTATGGAATTTGTTGGTCACAGGAAAATAAAGAATACAGGAGAGCTTTCGGATTAGAATCTCAGAGAGGTAGATTAAGTACTTTAGATGTTGTATTCAATGATGAAAATTTGAAAGACCTGTTTGACAGTATTCTTGATGGAATATATGAAAACACAAAAAGAAAAGCTATAAAGAGAAATACGGGAACCAATCCAGAAAAAGATTGGCAATATTATAAAGAAAAGATTCAAAAACTTTGTGAGCAAACAGGCAACAAAAGTTTAGGCGGAAGCTCTATTTACTCAGGAATCATTAGAAAGATGGATGTAGATTGGAGCAAGTATGAAACAAACAAAAAGAAAACTGAATTAGTTAAAAAATATCCAGAGTTGTTTGCAGAGTTCTCTAAGACAGCGGATAAATATTTAGAGGAGAAGTTAAAATGAGTATTAAAATTTTAGGACTTCGTCAAGATTGCTACAAAGTAATCATTGATGGAGTCCTTTTTAAATTCCCAACAGAACAAGAGTTTTTGGAATTCTTAGAGGAGATTGAGATATGAGTTTTAGATTTGAAGTAGGTCAAGAGCTGGAATTACACAATAACTTGACGGATATGAAAGTTTACATGAGATCGGGAACGGTTGTTCGTATCTTAAGTAGAAAAACAAGAATGGATCATACACAAGGGGTTGAGAGAAATCGTTACAAGATTGCATATGAATTTCATACAAGCTTTTTGGAGATTGGAGATGGTTGTTACCACTGTGGAAAAGACTTTATCTGGGAAGAAGATTTAATTAGAGCTGTCGGTCAACGGAAGAATAATTATTATTAAGAGGTGATTAAAATGTGGAAAGTCGGAGATAGAGTCGTAATTATTCAAGATGCTAGAAGAAATTTAGAATCCTTTGTAGGTTTCAAGGGAACGGTTAACTTTGCAAGTAGAGATGAGATAAGTGTAGTTTTTGACAAATATGTAAACGGTCATGACTTACTAGGGGATTGTAAAAAAGGTTATGGATGGTTTTTGTCCTCAGACGGAGAGAACGAAAACGAAGCCGAAGCAAATGGAATGAGAGTCAAGAAAATTAACAACAGAAAAAATAATTATTGGTAGGTGATAGGAATGTGGGAAAAAGGTACAAGAGTTAGAATTATAAAATCAAACAGACTTATGACGCAAGTTGGTATCATGGGCACTGTGGTTTACATACATAAGGATGGAAATGATCGTTTTATAGTAGAGTTTGACGAACCTATGGATGGGAATTATATGACTACTTTTTGTGATTGCAAACCGAAGTGTTGGTGGTGGTTTGATAATGTTCCGGGGAGAGTTGTTGAAACAGATGGTATAACAATTGAAAAAATAGGAAAAAGAAAAAACAATTATTACTAAGGCGGTGAGAACATGTGGGAAATTGGAGATAGAGTGGCTGTTACAGACTTAGGCAAAGTCTCTCAAGAGAATTATGGAATTGAAATAAAGATTGGATACAAGGGAACTATTATCAACTTTTTAAAGATTGATGTCCCATGGAATTCTGATGAGATAATTAAATTCTTAGTAGAGTTTGACGAACCCATGGATGGACATGATGGAAATGATTTCGGTAAAATAAGTGGGAAATCGGGACACTGTTGGTGGATGCGTGGAAACCAAGATAGTAATTTAATCAAATGGCGAGATAGCCGGGATTGTGAAGCACCATTAATATGTAAGAAAATCATGAAGAAAAGGAAAAACAATTTTTACTAAAAGGAGAATAAAGAAATGTTTAAAGTTGGAGATAGTATTAAGATAACAAAAACAAAGATGGTTAATGATGGAATATTGGTAATAAATGATCGTTATATTCGGTTATGGTCTGTTTATGGAAAAGTAAAAAATCAACAGGAAGACGAAAAAGGTACTAAAAGCTTTATTGTAACTTTTGATAGTTGGAAAGAATTATTGGATAATGGGGATGGGGTATATAAAGAAGCGACAAATGAATGTGGATTAAATATAGTTATGTCAGAGAAAGGTGAAATATTTGATTCGGATGGAAAAGTTGTTGTTTGGTGTGAAAAACACTTACCATGGAAAGAGATAGAGGAAGGGGAAACCTATAAAATAAAACCAAATTCACGCTTATGTAAAGAAGTATTAGAATGGGTTGAATATAAATCAAAAGCTGAATTAAAAATAGACCCGAATGAACTGACTGCTATGGTTAAACACACAAATATTGCCCAGGGGCTTCTCTTAGCAGTTGTTGTTCCTCTTGTCAATGGTAAGAGAGTTACTGAACGTGGTTGGGAATTGTTTGAAAACAATTATTCAGATCAACTTAACATAGATGACAGCATTGAAGAGTTATAAATGATTTTTATTAAAAGCACAGGTTTTACTTGTGCTTTTTACATTGTATAGGATGACCAAACATTGGTTGTCTTATAGAGTGTAAAAGCTCTAAATTACATATCTAAAATACATAACACTGCAAATTAATGGCTAGGGCAGGATCGTGTGTAAGAGATACATAGCTACAATAATATTTTATAAAAGAAAAGGAGAAACAAAATGAAAGTAGTAATCGCAGAAAACAGATTAGAGGTAGTAACAGGAATCAAAAAGGCAGACTTCGACAAACAGGTAACAGACATGACTGTTAAAGATGACAAAGGAAATGTGACATTTAAGTTAAAAGTTGGAGAACAGCCTAACATTTCAGTACTTGGTTTAACTTGCAACACAACTGTTGACAAAGAGTTAGCGGTAACAATGATTCTTCCAATGGAAACAGATGTTGAAGAAATCAAAATCAAGTATGGTAAGGCTTTAGTAGCAGCTGAAAAGAATCTGAAAGTAATTGCTGACAGAATCGTAGCAGATACAGAAGCAGTTGATGGAATCTTTGCAGACACAGAAGAAGCAACAGAAGCCTAGGAACAGCCTTGAGTAAAGGTAAAACAATATAATCTAATATTAATTCATTCACTTATAGGACGTCTCCCAAGGGCGTCCTTTTTAGTTACACATTTACATATTTAGGAGATTAAAAGGAGAACAAAATTATGATGATCAATGTAACATTAGCAACAACAGCAGGTAAAAGTCATGTAACAGTAGAAGGAAACCAGACTCCATCACAGGTACTTGAAGAGAACAGCGTAGCAACAACAGGAGCTACTGTATCACTCAATATGAGACCGCTTGCAGATAATGAAAAAGGTAAAACTTTTGAAGAATTAGGATGCACAGATGGTGATTCCGTAATGTTATCAGCAGTTGTAAAAGCAGACTCAGCAATGTAGTAGTAAATCAAATTAGATAGTAAATATTGAAAATCATAACGCCATGGGAAGTAATAAATTAGATGGGACAGGATGATTTGAGATTTTACATATTATAAAGAAACTTAAAAAAATCAATGAATTAAAAAGGAGAACAAACATGAAAGTATCATTAAAAGAAAACGCATTAGAAATCAACACAGAAATCAAAAAAGCTGACTTTGATAAGAAAGTAAGCAACATGACAGTGACAGATAAAGATGGTGTACCAACATTTGTCTTACGCTGTGGAAGAGAGGGAGAAATTTCTCAGTTAGGACTTACATGTAACTCTACAATTGATAAGAACTTAGCTGTAACAATTGTGTTGCCTCCAGAAACAAAAATGGAAGACATCAAAGTTGAATATGGTAAAGCCCTTGTAAATGCAGAAAAGGGATTAAAAGTCCTTGCTGGGAGAATTGAAGCCGATACGAAAGCTATTGATGCGATTTTTGCGGAATAGAAAGTAAAATAATATCTAATGTAATTTCACAACAACAAACATGGACAGCCAACCCAATAAGTCCTACGAGTAACTGTTAACCAAGCAAAATATTTTCTCTTTCGACTCAAAAGCTTTGCATGTAGGGGTTGGACAGCAAAGCTTTTGTTTTAGTAACTATAGAACACAAGTATTAAAAGGATATAAAGGAGAACAAAATTATGATGATCAATGTAACATTAGCAACAACAGCAGGTAAAAGTCATGTAACAGCAGAAGGAAACCAGACTCCAATGGAAGTGTTAGCTGAAAATAATGTAGCAACAACAGGAGCTACAATCTCTATGAATATGAGACCATTAAGTGTAGCTGAATTAACTGATACATTTGAAGACCTTAAATGTAATGATGGTGATTCTATCATGTTATCAGCTGTAGTTAAAGCCGATTCTGCTTTCTAGTTCTAGCAGGTAAAGAGAGAAGAACATGAGGAGCGTAGGTGTCATAGCCTACGTTCTTATTTTTTACTTATTAATTATATTCATAAGAAAGGAAAATACATTATGGAAGAAAGAAAATTTAAAGCAAATGACTACGTGGTAGTAAAGAATTGGGACGAACTGGTTGAAGAATATGGATTGGTTGATCCCGAATCTGTTAGAGAACAGATGAGAAATGATGAGGATTGTTATTGGTCAGAAGAAGAGATTAATGAATACAATCCAGAAATCATTAATGTTCCATGGGGAGCAAGAAAAGCAATGATTGATGAACTTGTAACTATGGGATTGATGAAGGTCAAAGAATATGGAGAAGATGGAAGTGTCCAGCTGGAAAGCGATACTTACATTGACAGTATTATCCCAGAAGAGATTTTACAGCCTGTAAGCGAAGATGAGGTTAAAAATTATATCTTTTGGCTTAATAAAAAAGATGATGACTTTGTAATGCAAGACTACGATTTTGATCGAGCAAATGGATTATTAACTTATGTAGGATTGGTCAATGGAAGTATTGATTTTATCGGAGAAAACAAAGGTAATGAATTAATTGCTTATTTCTATGCAGCATCAATTTTAAGATCAATTGATTTTAATGAGGGAGTTACAGAATATCTAAGCCATTGTCATGAAGTTAGTTTTCATGCATTTGACCATTTTTACACTGACAGAAAATCACATTTGCAGGTTGTAGCGATAAAAGATGTTTCTGAGGATAGAGAAGAAGAACTTGTTAATATGTGGGCAGAAAGAGGCTGGGAAGCAGTTGAATTTCACCACGATAAAGTTTTTAAGGTGTTTACTCATCCTGAGCAGAAAGGAACCACAATTTTCTTAAAAGGAGAAAAAGAAGATTATAAAAAAGACTTTGAAGCTTATGAACTGATCATGCAGATTATTAGCCATGTTTATGGAGATACAATGCAAGATGTTTTAGAAGTCGTTAGCAATAGAGATAGATCAGAAGCTATGAACATGATCCGTGATATTTTCTCAGAAGCGGATAAGCAGTATGTGAAAATCAAAAACAAAATTAATATTGAAAACTTCCTAAAGGTTGCGTCTAAAGGTCAGCAGAAATATTTAGAACGAGAAGTTCAGAATAATCAGGACAGAGTTAATAGCTATAAAGATAATCTCAGACACTCTCTTAAAACATTAAGAGAGTCACAAGAAAGACTCTTCGGATATTTACATATGAAAGATGATTCCCAGTTCAATGAAGTAAGAGAAATGTTAAACATGATGGGTGATGATTTAAGTGATTTTAGGTGTGATCCTAGCGGTGATTGGTTTAGCTTTGCAATCGTTCAGCCATTGTTATATTGGGATGATGATATTTACGAAAGAAACTTTGATGATGAATACTTTGAAGAAGAGGCTGAATATGAAAAGACGAAAAAAGTATTCGACAAAATCTTTAAGACAAGAGAATACACTTTGTATCTACAGCAGGCAATAATGATTGACTTGGTCAATAATAAACCAGTTGCAATGAGAGATTATAATTACACAAATGATATGTATATTCCTAATCCACATTTCCATGAGTTTAACTGTTGGGGAGCAAATGAAGCAAATTTAATTGAAGCGATTTCAAACAGAGATTATATGTCAATTTTCAATCTTGTTAGATCAGCTGTCGCTGGAATTTCTTTATATGATACTTCTGTAGTAGGAGCTTTCTTTAATTATTGTGAAGACAGATTTACAAATAAAAAATGTCTTAAAGTTCCAGGAAGAGAAGAATTTATTTCATTCAAAGAAGCAAGAGCATTGGAGGATTAAAATATGAGAAAAATTAGAATTGAAGAATTAGATGCACAGAGATTAGTACAAGAAGTGATAGCGAAAGCTATCACTTCTATTGGTTTAACCCCAGAAAAATTACAGATGGAAATTAATCCTAATGTAAAACTTAAAGAAGAAGAGAAAATTGAGATTGCTTTTTCAGAAATGGCAGAAAAGAAAATGTATTATCTCATTCACGAATGTGAAAAAGAAATTGGTTGGCATGGACTTGTCAGTCGAAGCGAAAATGGATTCTATGTAGAAGACATTATTGTATTCCCACAGGAAGTTACAGGAGCTACTGTAACATCAGATGATGAGCTATATCCAACTTGGATGCTTAGTCAGCCAGATGAGATTTACAATAAGATTAGATTTCATGGACATTCACATGTAAATATGGCAACAAGTCCAAGTGGTGTAGATGATACGTATCAGGAACAGATTATTCAACAGTTTATGTCTAGTCCAGTTGATGAAAATAATTTTTACATATTCGGCATTTTCAACAAAAAGGGAAGCTATTGGTTAAATATTTATGACATTTATAACAATAAATTTTATGAGACAGATGATATCAGTTATGTTTTTTATCAGTCAGATGAACAGGCATGGGCTAAAGAACAGATTAAAGAGAATGTAAAAGAAGAAGTAGCTGTAAAAACAAGTGGATATTATTCTAATGGATATGGTTACAGAGGCGGTGGATACGGAACAGAAGAGCTGTATGATAGTTGGAAAAAGAACTATGACAAAAACAAAGGCAAAGAGAAGCCAAAAAAAGATGAAGCAGAGTTGCGAAAAGAATTAAGTGGAGCAATTATTGCGGATTTAACACCTCCAAAATGGCATAGTAAATGGAGTAAATGTTTACAGAGGATGATCAGCTGTGATGAAAGTCTTAATGATTTAATTGAAGAGTATTGTATTACTTATCCAGATTATAGTGGGACAAAGAAGAAATAAAGGAGAATGATTATGAATACAAGTAAGGTTTTAGAATTTTTTGATGCACAGACATTAGTTAAAAAACCAGTTCATGTAATTGGATGTGGAGCAATTGGTTCAAATGTCGCAGAACAGCTTACAAGATTAGGAGTTTCAGTGATTCATCTCTGGGATTACGATCATGTTGAGCCTAAAAACGTAACTAATCAGATGTTCTTTGATGGAGATATCGGAAAAGCTAAGGTAGATGCAATTGAAAATTTGTGTAAGTCAATTAATCCACAGATTAAAATAATCAAACATGAAAGAGGGATTGATGATCCATATATTCTTACAGGATATGTATTCTTATGTGTAGATAATATTGAGCTTAGAAAGAAAATCGTAGAGGCCAATAAGTTAAATCCAAACTGTATTGCGTTCTTTGATTTTAGAATGAGACTTACAGATGCACAGCATTATTTTGCTGATTGTTCAGTTAAAGAACAGGTTGAAAACTTAATTGGAACCATGAATTTTACCCATGAAGAAGCGGCTGCAGCAACTCCTACAAGTGCTTGTGGAGTGGAATTAAGTGTATGCTATACAGTTAAGAATATTGTTTGTTATGGAATTGCAAATTTTGTTAACTTTTGCTTAGGGAATGAACCAAAACAGATGATTATTACTGATATGAAGACAATGGATGTGACAGTATTCCCTATGTAAGAGGTGATGATGTTGAAAGAAGAAAAATATAAAGTCGTACCTAAAAATTATAAGGGAGTTGTAAGAGTTAAACCATCAAAAGCATACCCCTCCCGTTATTGGCATGTGTATGCTAAGTTGGAAAGAGGTTATCGTTATACAGGTAATCCAGGTCACTCAGTGATCGTTAAGCTTTACAAGAGTTATCAAGATTTAACAAATAATGGTAGACCTATAGGAGGAGGCCCTATACCAGAAAGAAGGTTATATGTCCCAAGAGAACGTAAGAATAATTATTGGTAGGTGAGAATATGTGGGAAAAAGGTACAAGAGTTAAGATTATAGGGGGAGCAAAAATCGGTATAGGGGGAACAGTGGTTATTGACAACGCAGAAAACCATCTCAATGACACTAGAGATCGCTTCTTAGTAGAGTTTGATGAATCCATGGGTGGACATAGTGGAAATGGAGCTTATGAAGGAAAGCGGGGACATTGTTGGTGGTTTGATTATTGCTTAGACAATGTTACTGCCACAGATGGCATAAGGATTGAGCAAGTCAAAAGGAAAAATAATTTTTACTAAGGGGTGATTAGATGTGGGAAGTAGGTGACAGAGTAGTAGTTACTCGTGGAATTAAAGCTAGTAGCGTATTTGAAACTAAAGCGAAAGGGACAGTCATTGCTATAGATGAATCTGCAATACCCGTATTGGTTGAAATAGATGGAACAGAAACAAGTATGTGGTTCTATGAAAATGGTGATGATTTAGTTTGGGGCGGCATTACTTGCACACGAGAGGGAAAGAGGAAAAACAATTATTATTGAGAAAGGATGATGACAGGTGTTTAAGGTTGGAGATAGGATCGTATTAACAGAAGAAAGCCGTCGACATTGCAATATATTTGATGAACATCCGGGAGATATCGCAACGGTTATTGGAGTTTCGCAAGTAGCAAGTGGGCTTGTTTATGAATGTGTTTTAGAATTTGATAAGAATATTGGTGGACATGGTGGATTTCCGCCTGCTAAGGGTAAGAACGGTCATTGTGTTATGTATTGTTTTCGTCCGACACTGTGGGATAAGTATTTTAAGAAAATCCAAATCAAACGTAAGAATAACTATTATTGAGAAAGAGGTGATCGTATGCCAGAGGATGTAAAGTACCGTCCAGTTCCTAAAGGGTATACAGGTGTTTTTAGGCTAAGAGAAGATATGACGTCCTTAAACAATGAGTTTTATGGAGCATGGGGCATTATAGACGACAAATTTTTAAACGATGAAGATTATTACAATGAAGAAAATGAATTTAAGGGAGATCCTAATCATGTAATTCGAGCAAGTTTTTACCCTAGCCTTTTAGATCTGCAAAGAGGTGAAAATCTTATTAGAGAAGTAGGAAGAGTGTCTGGGACAGAAAAGTATTGTTATATTCCTTTCAAAAGAAAAAATAATTACTATTAAGAAAGAGGTGATCAAATGGAGAATGATGGTAAATATCCTCCAGTGCCTAAAGGATACAAGGGTATTTTTAGAGTTAGACCTGATATGATAGAGTCAAAAAATGTGTTCTATGAAGCATATGGTATTACAGGAAAAGGTATTATAGAAGACATTGATTATTTAGAAGGCCAAGGAGAATTTACAGGAAATCCAGATCACTCGATTAAAGTTATTTTTTATCGAACCTATGAAGACTTAAAGAACAGAGAAAACATGATGCTTGGAGGGCCTGTTGATGTAAGAGAGTACTTACTTTACCCTGTGTCAATCAAGAAGAACAATTACTGGTAGGTGATTTAAGATGATAGACGCAAAAGATATTAAAGAGGGTATGAAAATTAAGTATAAGGGTGAGGAATGGACTATAACAAATGTACGTTTAAGGTACAAAGGTGCGTGGTTTCGTGATGGAAAAGGGGGACAATATCGACCAATTGATACAGTATCTTCATTGATTTGGATTAGACCATTAAGAAGAGACCTTACACCAACGACCGTGAATGTACTATGGTTTTTGGCAGGAGTAGGATATGGAACAATAAAAATCTTAAATCGTAAAAATAATTATTATTGAGGTGATGTGATGTATTTAGAAGACATTAAAGTTGGTCAGAAAGTGAGCTATCGAGGTCATTCCTACATAATAACTAAAAATATTGTAAAACAATGGGGAACAATGAGACTCTATTCCTTATATTCATACATTAAGAAAAGTACAAATTATCATAGATCACGAATGTATTTCCAAAGAGCGGAAGACAAAAGTGAATCAGTTGACGGATTTTGGTTATTATATGACGAGATTGAAGAAAGAATGGATCGAGGGCTTATTAAATTTTTGAACACATCGAAGAAAAATAATTATTATTAAAGGGGGTGTCACAAAGTGAATGGAATCAATAAAAGAAAATTAGAACTGTTCATGGATGATCAGTTATGGAGACAAAATATCACACATCAGCAAAGCAAAGGTGTACATAGAGATGTATTAAGAATTGTGTGTGATCCAGAATACAAAGCAAGGCTTTTAGGAATGATCTGGGATGGTAATTACAAAATTGCACCTCCGTATGTAGTAGAAATTCCTAAAGACAATGGAAAAGTAAGAGAAGTGTATGTTAATCAGCCAATTGACAGATTTGTTATGACACAAATAAATTATGTTTATATGCAATTATATGGCCATATGATTCATCCAAGATGTGTGTCTTATCAGAAAGGAATTGGAGTTAAAAATATCGTAGATGTTATTTGTATGGAGCTTAAGAAACATCAAGGAGCTGTTGGGTATAAGGTAGACATTAGTAAGTATTTTGACAGTGTAAGCCGTGAGGTCCTTAATGAAATGATTGATAAAATTGATACAGGAAGTCCTATTGATCAGATCGTAAGAGATTATTATATGGATGATTGTATCATTGATCAGAAAGGGAATGTTATTGAGAAATACAAAAGTATGACTCAAGGCTGTGCAGTGTCTACATTCTTTGCCAATTGTGTTTTAAGAGATGTAGACGAAGAGTTAAGCAAGATGGATATTATTTATTACAGATATTCAGATGATATCTTGATGGTTGGTAAGGATGCAGATAAGGCTTTGAAGATGTTAGGAGAGATGTTAGAAACAAAAGGACTTACATTAAATCCCAAAAAGGTAGAAACAGTCAGTACAGATCAATGGTTTACATTCTTAGGAGTGCGAATTAATGGACAGAAGAGAAGTTTTTCTGAGAAAAGCTTAAAGGAATTTCAGAAACATATTAGAGAATATGTAAATAAGAAAGCAGGAATTGGTAGTGTAAAAGTTGCAATCAGACAAATTAATAAATATCTGTATTTGAATTTTTTAAGAAATCCTAATGAGTTCGGTTGGGCTGAGTATTTCTTTAGTATTGTGAATGTCGAAGATGATATTAAGACATTAGATATGTGGATTAAAGATACACTCAGAGGTTTGTATACTGGTAAGAGAGGAAAAGAACAGATAGGTGGACTAGGTGTAAATAAAGTAACTAATGAATGTGGAGTATTAAGAGGGAAGGGTAACAGAGTAAGTTCAAATTTACGTAAAACAAGAAGTGATAAAGACATTTTAGAAGAAGCAGGATATATCAGTATGAATGAAATGTATCATCAGTTTAGATATAGCAAAGAATTGTACAGGGCTTCATTGACAGCTTTATCTTAAGTGAAACCTAACACGAGGTACTTATGTGAAATGTTATAAGTCAAATCAGATCCCTAGGATACACGGGTGATTCCATGCATGGTTGATAACCAGCATTCCATCAACCCGTTCCTCCCTGGATCTTATCATCATAAAGGGAATTTAGAAACGTGTTATTAACATGAGCATAAGAAAGTTACTATGGACGTTGTATGTGAGACAATGGAATTACATATAAGGCGCGTTGAAGCTGCAGGATGACTGGCAATACATTGACCAAGTCATCCCTGCAGCTCAACCGCTTTATAATCATAAAAGAATAAAGGAACATAGCATGATTGTGAGCATACAAACAAGCTAACATGGGCTAAACATACGAGACGTTGAATCATACATAATAAGGGCACAGCTGCCTTATGCAGCGGGAAATTAGTCTCCTCGACAATAATTTCACCGCTGCCACAGGCGTGCGTGCCCTTATTAATCATAAACCAATAGAGAAAACATGTCGCCAATGTAGAGTATGTAGAAAGGAAAATCATGAAAAGTTTATTTAAAGTATTGTATGAGCTGTCACAAGGAAACAGCTTAATGATTAATAGTTGCATGTCTTTTAGAATGACAACTGATCTATATAAAAGACAAGTGAGATTTAAGAAGTATAAGGTTGTTGATCAAGGAAGCGTAGTAAGTGATGTGACATTGTGTAATGGAGAGGTTATTGGGTATGATGACTTAATAAAGGAAGGAGATTTAGATTTTATATTACCAATTGAATTAAACGAAAAAGAAAATCCATATGAGGTTATTGAATACCTGTATGGATTATTTTATTGTTCAGTTCCTGATAGATCTGCTGTTCAAAAGAAACAGAATTTTATAGCAAAAGGATTAAATGATTTTGGGGCAAATGATTTTACAGGAATGAGAAGAAGTGAAATTCAGCCATTGTTAGAACTCTATGTGTTACTCGCTGGAATGAAAGGATGGATCACTTGGAAAGATGATAAGTTGTTCTTTTGGAAAGGTGAGCATAAGAGTTTGTATATATATAGAAAATGGATTTTAGGTTATTAGGAAAGGAAGAACGTAAAATGAATGTAGAAAAGAGTTTAGAAAAAGCAGGAGTAGACACAAAGAAATATCCTTCATTGGCTATGCAGAATATTTTAGGATATCAAGGGAAAGCGTTTGCAGAAAATTCATACCTGTATAGAAAGATCATGGAAGATGGGCATGTGTTTAATCCTTATATACACAGAAGATGGCTTCCATATCAGTTTATGAATGCTGTCCATTGGACAAGACAGTATTATGCAGAGACTATTGGTTATGTAAAGATGCTTGAAAAAGAATTGATGCTTGGCAATAATGTAGATAATTGGAAATATATGTACGATAAATTTGGGAAAGAGCTTAATGCTTTATATACACTCTCAAAAAGAGATAAAAAAGCGTATAAAGAAAGATGGGCTGCTTTTGGAAGATTAGAAATTCTGAAATATTTCTCTCAAGGGTTTGATTGTATAGGAATAAATCAAAATACATTCTTGGAAATGAAAAATTTATTAGCGGATGAAAGATTTGAAGCTGAACGATATTGGCGATATACTAATTGTTTATTGTATAAACGGTCACAATTTAGAAAAGATTTGGTAACAACAACTTTCCATTCAGGAATTTATTTTACATTAAAACATATTATGATGTTTGATTATGAAAAATTACATATGTCTTCATCCCAAAAAGAAAGCCTAAAACGAATTAGAGAAGACTTAATTAACGGAGACTTCAATTATGAGCAGGCTTTTACAATTATTGAAGATTACGTAGCAAGATATTACAATCCAAGATAGAGAGGGGAATTATATGCCAGAAGAAGTAAAAGAATTAACTATTAAAGAAGCAGATGAGTTTATTAAAAAGAAAGTAATCGGAGTTCTCATAAAAGCAGATGTAACAATCATAGTAAATGAATTAGAAGCTATTTATGGAGATTCGTTAGCAAATGGAACGGTTGGAGATTCGTTTTATATTTATAACTGTCCAGAAAATTATGATGAATCAGATTATGAAGAGCTTGAGTATATTGACTATGATGATATGTATGAAGATGATATTCGTGAAGAGAGAGCTGAAGCAGGAGATTTCAATCTTAAAGTATATAAGTGGTTCATTGTTGATCCAAGTTTTACAGAATTATTAAAAGATTTAGGAGAGATAGTTGCTCCAGATATTAACCTTTGGGGATGTTGTGAAGACATTGAAGACGCAAGCGAAGCAACTGTAATTGAAGAATTTTTTGAGAGAATGCAGATTCTGTATGGACAAAAGAATGCAATTATTACAGAAAAATTGAGTGCCTAAACCAACAAAAGGGAGATGTAGGGAGTATCCCAAAGTTTGTGTAAACCTTCAAACTGATGTAAGATAATATTACTCAGTTTGGAGGTTTTTTTATGGGAAGAAGAAAAGGAGACACACCA